GTTTTCCAGGTTTTACCCCAGAGGAATTCTTCGGTTGAGCACCGGGCGGCTTTCCGGATTGAGCCCCGGACGGCTTTCCGGATTGAGCCCCGGACGGCTTATGGGGACGCTTTTTCACTCCCTCGACATCAGCTGGAACACTTGATTCCCTACCTGTATTGGTAAATGCCCAATCCCAGCTGTTGTCTTCCTCTTTGTCCTCCATAGTGATAGGATGATCATCTTCAAATGAAGCCCAATCTACCTTCACTTCAGAATCCACTTCCTCTTTCGCTTTCGTAAAAGCGGAGTACTTTAAACTTGACCTTTGAATCTCAACACCACAAAAACTCATCCTACTCGACTAAACTCTTATAACTACTAAAACAATTGAACGCATATAAATATATCTTTGAAAAATTCAATTTTTTTTTCTAAATTAAAGCAAACTACACAACGTATACAATGGAACGAGTTCATCTGATTCAAGACCTTCCAAAGGAATCATTGTCGTGTGTGCTTGAGCTGGAGAAGCTGATTGTCTCACTGGGGTTCAACACCGAGATCCTTGAAGAACAGCCTAGCATTGTCCGGCAGAATGGCGGCGGTCTGCGCATATGGCAGTATCCCAACCAGTTCGCACGCTACCTCTTCTTTCTACAAAACCTCAAGATCACTTCGTACCTCGAGATTGGCTGCCGCTGGGGCGGCACGTTCATCCTCACCACGGAGTACCTACAGCGATTTGAGCCGCTCCAGTCCTCTGTGGCCGTCGACCTGATTGACTCCCTGGCCACCAAACAGTATTGTGTCAGCAACCCCATTGCCTCTTTTGAGCAATTCGACAGCAAGAGCGCGGCGTTCCGGAACTGGATCCAGGACAAGCAGTTTGACCTGATCTTCATCGATGGCGACCACTCCTATGAGGGTGTCAAAGGGGATTATGAGAGTTGCAAGGGGCGCGGCCGTGTCTTTGTGTTCCATGACATCGTTAACGCCAACTGCCCGGGCGTTTGCAAGTTCTGGCAGGAGCTCAAGCAGCAACCCAACATGCGCTTCTTGGAGTTCGTGGACCAGTATGAAGAGGTCTGGCAGCGTACACAAAAAAAGTTTCTGGGAATTGGCGTGGCCATTCCCCTGTCGCCTTAATCTTGGAGGCGTGATGTAATGATGTATTTTTTTTTCACAACTCTGCACTTCGTTTGAGAAAGGATGCGGCACGTGGATATCAAAAGGGCTGAGAAAACTGGAATGTATAAGACGCGACTACACGATGCCCAGGGTGCTAAGGACGGTAGAAGAACAGGAGGAAGCCACGCACAACCTACTGAAAGCGCGGGCTCCTCCCAGACGTGCCGCGATGTGTACATTTTATATAGTACAAAAGAAGACTTTGTGGTCAATGATATAGGTTAAAACATGGAAAAGATTACCATGTACATGGTATTTGGAATTCTGACAGTGCTAGTGCTTGTGCTGGCGTCTGGATGCGGATGCGGCGACAGCGCTTTTCGTTGGGTGATCCTGGGTGTCCTTATGGTGAATGCCCTTGTGGTTTGCTCGAGCGGCAGCGAGGCTAGTCCGCCTGGCGGGACAATCACGGGAGGTGCCACTCCAAAGTCAGAGAAACTGTCCATCTTTGATCCCCGCTTTAATATGCGCGAGATCGCCAAACACTTGCTCCTGCTCGAAGACCATCTGTTCCACGAGAACAAGCACTGCATCGACTGTATCTCGAAACATTTTTTGACTATTGAAGCCTTTGCCGAGGAGACGCTCACTTTGGACAAAGAGATGAAGTATGGGGAGGAGGTGAAGCATGTGCTGCGGGTCAAGGAGATCATGCCGCCTCTGATTGAGAAGATGAAAGAGAAGAAGGCCAACTTGCAGGACTACGCGGAGGCCGCCCAGGCCCTGCGAGTCATCCGTAAACCAATAGCCGTCAAATACGGCTATCTTAAATGAACAATAATACCCTAACTATATAACATGGCAACAGCCAGAGATATAGAAGTCCAGGCTAAGCTGGCATGGGTGTTGCTGTCGTGCCAGAAGTTTGCCGATTTTATGTTTCTTGATTTGTTCCGAACGCTTGGGTTGGAGTGCCGGTTTGTTGACATCCAAGTGCGCGTTGATGGCGACAAGTGGCGCCTCTTATCTGAATCGCGCGCATTAACTCAAGCCCAGGTTCTAAGTGTATGCGTGCACTTTAAAGGCAGCAGCGTAGCCCACCAATGTGCCATGTTTACAAAGGATAATGTATGGTATTTGTACGATCCGTATGGTACCTTTGAAAAGTTGGGGAAATCTTATCTCGAAGCATTCCAGCAGTATGCCAGGAGCGTCCTTCCATCCGCTACCATCAAGATTTATCGAGGCGACATTCCCATCCAGACTATGATGGTGGAATTCAACAACAAGCGCCACCCGGAATTCTGGAGCAAGTATAACAAGGCGCTTGCTACGCTACCCCGAGAATTGCTGCAAAGTATCCACACCAAATTGGCTGAACCAAAGTTGGCCTCGGAACTCCAGGCCGACATTGACAAGAACCGGGTGGTGATGGAGGTCATTCCACTGCTGCCAGACGATCACGTCTGGAGCTTCCTTGCCATCTTTCGCGAATTCAGCAGCAAACTGTGCGTATCCATCACCATTGTAGAACTGTGTGTGATATTTGGGCATGCTACTGAACTCCCTTCGCCTAGCCACTTTTATGAGCTCTTTCGTGACAGCAAAAAAATGTCGCCCAACGAAGTCATTCTCACCATCCTCCAGCACCTGTTCACCAAGCACTCACTCTATCCCAAGCTTTCCTTCTACTTCCAGCAACCTTTGCGCACCATTTGCGAGTCTGTCAATAGCACTGACTCTGACACGCCGCTGTAATGATCTAAAAAAAGCAGAAAAGGATAGAGTGCCGATGCGATGCTGTCTTCGTTTTTTTTTGACAGTTTTCAAACAAGCTAAGACATAGGGGTCTCTTCGTGGTTGTCAAAGAAGCGATCGATCAGCGAGTCATCAGTGTTGCTGTCAACGTTGGAGCGGCGCTCTGCACTGCTGTAGGCTTTGTCAAAGATGGCGTCGAACTGCTCTTTGTGGGCGTCGAGGTTTGGCCGCTTGCCAGGTGCAGGGGGATCCATGCGCCGATCGGAAAGGGCCTGATGCAACCTCTCCTGGATGCGGCTACCCTCATCTTCTTCGTCGTCGCTGTTCTTTGACAACAATGTGGACCGCTGGTAACTCTCAATGTCGTTTTCTGAGCTCTCCTTCGCAGCAGCATGCTGTCCGTTGAGTTTGGTCAAATACGCCTCAATATACTCCTTGATCTTGCCAACACCTGCAATTATTCCTTTGGATGTTATCATGGCCGGATATTCCTTTGCATCCTTGAAGGCCACCGGCCGATCCTTGTGTCGCTTGATCACGCTCAGGCTAAACCGAAGCTGGCCCTGGCGTACGAGCCGCGGCAAATTTTCCTGGATGAACCGCAGGAGATCCAGGCTGTTGGTCGACGGGTTTTCTAAAACGGCAATTTCGACGGTGGTTGGCATTGCTATATGAAGGTGTTCTCAATTTAATTGTTTGGCCTGCTGTTCCAAGGCGACCAGCTGCTGCCACAGTGACTCCTCAATGTTGACCATTGGATGCTTGCGCTCGAGCAATTCCCGCAACTTGCCAAGCATGTCATCTCCTGGCTCACTCTGCTCCAGAAGAAACGCGATGATGATGGCCGGTGCAACGTTGACTCCGTCATTGCAATGGATAAGGATGTTTTCGTCGCGGGACAAGGCCATCTGAATGAACGTGCGGGACTCATGAAAGGCACGAGCAAACCATTGGTCGGGCTGCGAGCCGGTGACTTCTACGAACAAATGCCGGATGCCGTACTCCTCGTACTTCTTTAGCACTTCCTCGGGCTTGTTGCTCTTATTCAGATAAAGAATGTAATTGATGTGTTTGTTGAGGACTTTGCCCATGTGGCGCGGCTGGCCGGGGCGATCGTCGTACACGTCGCACGCCGGACCCAGGGCACTTAGATACAGACGAAAGATGATGTGGTTGATATCTGTCATCTGCAGCTCGGGGATGGATTCATACAACATATTTTATACAAAGGAGCAATGGGTTTATGACTTGCGAAGCCGCGGCGGCACATAATCCCACCCTAGTACTGTAAAAAAGTCCCGCTCCGAGGCCACCGGCACCAGTTTGCCGTCGCACCACAGACCGTGCTGATTCAGCAGGTACCCGCTGCGTTTGGCCCGCGCCCGCATCCGGATGTTGAACTCCTTACTGCCAGTGCTGTACAGCAGCATGCCGTATTTGTACTGTTTGTCCACCCGGAAGACGTCGATCTTGATGGTCAGCCCCGGAGTACACACAAATGAGGCGCGGTCGTCTCCCTCAGAATAGAAATGCGCGTGGGGTAGTGTTCGCGCTAGAGTGCGCAAATACGCGGCAAACCGCCGTGGACTTCCCACTACCATTACGTCCACATCACGACTGAAAGATTTCTCGCGCCTATAAGACCCCACCAAGGTGACGTCGAATCGCGCCACTCGCAGCAACGGCTCCAAAGAGTGAATGGTTGTGCGAGGAATGGCGCGACAGGGTCGATGCCGCACAAGCACCTGCGCGGCCTGGCTGAGCATGGCAAAGAATTTAGGCCGCCGAAGGTCCGCGGTCGAGGTCACGCCTGCATCGATGAGTTGCTGCGCAGCCTTGGCCCCAATGCCAATCACCTCCATCAATTTCTCCTTTAGCGATTCTTTGGGGTGAGGGGCCGGCGGCGGTTGACCTTTCAGCGCGATCAATTTCGTTCGCATGTACTCGGTCAGAGGGAGGTCGCGAAGTGTGCGCTCGGTGATTGTGTCAAAGGGGCGAAGCAGCTCGATCACTTTGCGAAGCGCGCGAATGCGGTAGGGTTTGCTTGGGCTGCTGGCCATCGTTTGGATCTCTTGTTGAAGGTGGCTTATCAGGTGACTTGCGCGCATGGCTATACTTCTTCTCCAAATAAATTTACACATTGGCCAGCACGTAGCAGGTGAGGGGCCCAGTGAAGCGCACCCGGTTCACATGCACCACAAGGTCAAAGTATTCCACAGCCTCCCAGAAGTTGAGCCGGCGCTGTCTCGTCAGTGAAATGGAATAGCCCGGGCTCCTACCCATCATGTGCTGTGGCAAAAACACCAGGTCTGTTGACCCCACCAACTCGATTCGAGACGCGGCTTGGACGGCGTGGTGCTTGTCGAACAGCAGGATCCGAAGCGAGATCATCTCGTTGCCACCGGCAGGTTCGCCCTTGATCCGGTTGTACAGCACACCTTTGTCTTCCCCAGCCGGAATCTCAAGTCTGTATTGCATGACCATATTGGAGACGCATCGCAGCACCGGAATACACGGAACGATGGTATTATAGACCACCTCTATTTGCAACTGGCACTTGTAGTGCTTCTGTACCCAGTCCAGCGACATGGGGCTGAGTTTGCCCTGCAGGCGCCTCGCAATCATGGCCAAGTCATGCTGCTGCTTGAAGGCCAGTGCCTCTTCGACTGCAGGAGACCATTGAATACAAAGGTGCGTACTTGCCTTGCACAGGATGCTTTGGTCTTTCAAAATGTAGAGCGGTTCACTGTCGGGCTGGTTGACGCAGAGTTGGACCCCGGTGATGCTAAAGAGGATGCGCTGCCCCGTACACAACTTGACCTGGTCGATCAGTTGCTCCACGGGAAACCCTAGACCATGCAACGCAATCTGCGAGGCGTGGCCGTGTGGGTGAAGGTTGAGTTTGGTCACCCGCGTGCTTTTGTCCACCAGTATTGTTGCTTTTTGGGGGATAGCCCAGTCCACGAGAGTACCTGGTTCATAGACTCCTTGGTCATAGTAGGCCACACGCTCCATCTATACCTATTTGGCTATGTTTTGTAGCAAGGCTCATGGTGCGAGTGGCTGAGTGAGGCAAAAAAAAATATGTATACCAATGAAATGGTTGTAGTCAGTGTTTCTTTGGCACATCCAACTCGTACTTGATCCCCCACTTGTTCTTCACTCCTTCGCGAACAACCTCGGCGGCGTGCAGAACCTCCTTCGTCCACGTCTTCTGCCCTGTAAACAGGGACTTCGGCGCCAAATCTTCCTCTAGCTCCTTAATCTCAAGCAGGAGCTGGCGGTGCTGCTCTTCGCGCTTGGCGCATGCGTTGGCGATCAGGTCCGAGTAGCGCAGATTCATGAGGTAGTCAAAGCTACTGTTTTCCGCGTTCAAGACGTTCTGCCTGAGGTACTCAACGTCAAAGTACTTGGGTGATTCCAAAAGGGTGTGATGGAAGCGGTCGTACTTCTCCTCGGCGAGAATGCGGTCAACCTTCTCTCGGGCAACGCGCGAAGTGATCTTGTATCGCTCGTGCTCTTTGGAAAATCGAATGATGTTCTCCAGGTAGGTGGCGCGGAGCCGAAGCAGGACGAGCTCACGGGCAATGCGCTTCTCATACAGCGTCTTGCGCACCCAAAACCAACGAAGCAAGATCTGGTCATAGCGCGCGAACTCCAGAATGCCTTTATCGGGGGCAATCAGGTTAAGCGCGGGAGTCATGGCCAGCGACAAATTCAAGAAGTCAATCACTGGGTCGTCTTTCGGGCCGCTTTCCGTGCTGGTCGAGGCAGAGTCGTCGCGGTCAGAGGCGCCGCTAACCTTGCGCTTGCTCAGCTCGCCACTCATAATCTTCTCCACAATCCCCTTTTTGAACTTTAACTCAATCCATACTTTGGATCCATCTGCGAGAGAGTCATCGATGGGAGTTCCATCAAGCACCTCTAGGTGCTTCTTCTGCACCGCCTCCATGAACTGCTCGGTCATCACGGTCAGAGGAAGGTCCGTGACCACAATCATGTTGGGCTCATTGGGTGGCAGCACGTACGCACCCACCGAGTGCAACTTGCCATTGTGCTTGACGATCTTGCATTGCTCGTGATCTTTCCAGATGCCCATAGGGAAGCGATTGGAGTCGCCCTTGCCTCCCGTCTCAATCAGTTGCAGGGTGTGCTCTACCACGCGCTCAAAGTCTCGAGCCCAGATCTGGCACTTCCAGCCCGTGCCTGGAATGCTGACGTGCTCCAGCAACGCCATCGGCAGCACCGGGACAAAGTACTCCGGCTCGCAGCGGTGGCCCTCGTCAAACTCGTAAGTGAGGACGGGGTCGTCGCGCTCCGGAAACATGGCGAAGCACACCGCCTTGTTCAGGCGCGTTGCCACGTACCTGGGCGATCCCGAGTTCTTGCGGTTGAAGTAGTTGCCAAAGTTGCCCTCAGGATACAGCATGGGAATGTGCTTGGCCCCGCGAAAGCACTGCGCCATCCCAATGATCGTCTGGTTGAGCGAAGCCTCACCGTGGTGGTAGTGTGAGTAACTCTGCACATCGCCGGCAAAGGTGCTCACGCGCCTGGACTCATTGCTGTGCTTGAAATGATGGCGGGCGGCATACAACACCTTGCGCTTGGCCAGGGTCATGCCGTCCACCACGTGGGACAACTTGCGCAGAATGTTGTAGCGCTGGGCTTCTTTGACAAAGCACCGCAGCACAAACGACACCTTCATTTGGGTGACTTGCTGGCGCAGCGGCTCGTGGGGTGTCTTAAGCGCAATTTTGCGGTTGGCGGTGTCCTTGCCATAATAAGTCTCGATACTCTCCTTGATTTCCGGGTCGGATTCTAGATGAATGACTTTAGAATAGAAGTTCATAAAGAGCCGGGCAGTTTCTAAAGGGCTGTGTGATGCCAACCCTTTGTAGTAGACGACACTCCATGTACTCGGAATGCGGTCCTGATGCCCGTCGTACTCACGTTCAACCCAGGTATCGTAGTCTGAGCGGTTGTAGAACTCCTGCTTCAGTTTGCGCCGCTGCTTGTCGGCATACACGCGGATGATGGGGGTGTCCAATTTCTTGAAGAAGTTCCGTTTGAAGAGGGCGGGCCAGAAGCGGTGAAAGAAGGTAATCAGCAGCCCGTAGATGTTGTAGCCGTCGAGATCTTGGTCCACCAGGATCGTGACGCACCCATAGCGCAGCGTCTGGAACTCTTGGTCGCCCGTCTCACTCAACTCGTACTTCTTCTCGTAACTCAGCCCGAGGATCTTCACGAGGTTGTTAATGCGCTCGTTGGCCTGAAGCTTCTGCGAGCGAATCACGGCTTCGTTGCGCTCCGTGCTCTGCTTGTGGCTGTTGATGGGCACGCCCTGGATACTATAAATCCCGAAAAGATCCCAACTGATCTCGGTGCTTTGCGAGGTGATTCCGGTCTTGGCCGCGCCCATGGCACTGTCCCCCTCACAAATGAACAGTACGGTCTTGATCCAGTCTTTCTTGTGGCCTGCTTTGCGCGCCGGAAAGTACTTCTCGATGTTGTCCACTTTGGTGCGCTTGGCCTCCTTGGGCTGTGTGCGCTTGATAAACTTGTCCAGCAACTCCTCCTTTAGCAACCCCCACACACTGGCCAGCTGTTTCTTGTCAAAGGAGTACTGGGCGAATTGCTTGGCGCCATTACACAACTGCTCTTTGCTCTGCGAGGTGAACTCCGGGTTAATGACGCACCCTTTGAACAACAGGAATAAGCTGTCCTCAATGTCCTTGTTGGACACTTTGGCGTCCTTGATGTACTTCTTGACTTCCTTCTCCAGGCATTCCTTGGTATGCTGCACAATCTGCTTCTTGAGTTCGGTCAGATGATTGCCGCCGTTGTTCACATTGATGCCATTGATCAGAGATACTTGTTGAAAGTACCCTGAGGTTGAGGCTGCCACTCCCAAGAACAACGTCTGGCCACCGTTGGGTGTCTCTCCTTTGGGTCCGACTTCCTCCTGCAACTCAAATACCAACACCTGGTCCCCTTCACTCAGGAACCGCTGGCAAAAGAACTCGAACTTGCGCATGTGCACCTTGGCCTTGGCCGCCGCAGTCATTCTCTTTGGCGTCTCCACATCGAAATGGATCAAAAGGGAATTATAGTAGACTTCGGCATCGGTGCACACCATGGCTTGGATGGCGCGTGTATAAATGAGCTTGTTCAGTACGTGCCACTCCTTGGAGACCAAGCAGCCGAAGCGCTTGTAATCCGGGCGGAACTGCACCTCGACAAATTTCTCCGCCTTGGCAACCTTCTCAATGACAGGCTCGCACTCTTTGCCCATGTTGCTTTCGAAGCGCTGCGTAAACAACTTCTTGCCGTCGCAAATCCGCACCTCGAACCACTTGCTCATCACATTCGTGGCTTTGACTCCGATACCGTTCATACCGCCGCCGGTGCGTCCGTCGCCCCAATTGCTGCCGGAGCGCGCGCGGCCAAACAGCATGGTGGGCGTCCAAAGGACTTCCCCGTTGGCGGTCTTGTCGGTCTTCTCTAGTGGGATGGCGGGGCCATTGTTTCGCACACGCACTACTCCTTTGGGATCGAAATCGATGTCAATGCGCGTCACCTTGTCCGGGTGCTTGACCCACTGGTCGATGCAGTTGACAATCACCTCATCAATGATTTTGTACCAGCCTGGCGCAAAGCGTACCAGCTCCAGGCGAAAGGCCTTGGCCTCTGAATCGTACAAAAACATGCTAGTATCGTGGGGCTCGGTCGAGCCAATGTACATGGCCGCGCGCTCCAAAATGTGGTCGCGCTCGGTCTTTTGCTCGTACACCGTTTCCATGACTTTGGGAAGTACTCAAAAGGGAAAATGATTAGGATATATGGAAGATACAGGGCCTTAATTGGATCAATTTTTTTTTGGTTTCCACAACGAACTCAAGCGCTGAAAAAAATTTTGTGATGGGTTATTAATGGTATAATCTTGTTCATTTTGTTTGTCTATTTTCTCTTTGATGTAATTTTGTATTTTCGGAAATGGTGAATTGAATAACACATCTGGATTGTATGGTTTCCCATGTTCTATTAACAGTTTGACAATCTCTAAATAGCCTTTTTCCGCTGCAAAGCGAATAGCATCAGGAGTGCACCTGTTATTGCAGTCGCTTTCTAGCAAACATTTTACAATTTCCAAATATCCTCTTTCAGCGGCAATATCAATCAAATTATCAGATATTTCAAATGATGAACAGTGTTGTACCAATAGTTTCACAATTCCCAAATAACCCATCTCGATCGCGGTCTTAATTGCAATTTTATTATACTCGGCAGTAGAAAATTGTAGAGCAAGAAGTACATTTTCTTTCACACCAGATTGCACTGCTGAAGTTATAAGCCTTTCTTTATTAACAATTGCCCTACCCGATTTTAAAGCATAATCAACAATGTCAACATAACCTCTATACATAATGAAAGTTAATATTAAAGGCTTATTTGGCAAATATGTAGGTTCCTCTAAAAAGTATTTGAAGATTTCCAAAAAACCTCCCATTCCAGCAGAAGTACGTAGATCATTTCGACGCAGAAATTCATTCCTAAATTCAGGAAATTCTATAAACCAAGAATATAAGTATTTTACTACATCTAAATATCCAAAATCTATGGCTGTGTTTATCGATCTCCATTGCTGTACTGGTGATCCATTAATTCTTAAAAACTTTAGACCTTTCAAACAACGTTTTTTGACATACTCAAGTGAGGCGTTTAATTTGCTTGGTTCAGGGTTCAGTTGAACCGGAGTAGACGCATAGATATAAGAGAAAATAATTTCCTCCACTTCCGGAATAAAGGGCTGAACTTTCTCCTCTTCACCCCCATACATTACAGGTGTTGTCTTCATTATAGGTCTAGAACTGAAGCATTTGCAGACAAACATTGTTAAAATGGATATAAAAGAAAATATCAGTGCAAAGAGAGGCAACAGCATCGCTTGAATAGTATAAAATATCTCTGATCTTTTTTCTTTGTTATATGAAAATTTCTTCAATGGCTGACAGTGAAGTACAAGGAACACTTGTAAGCCATGTGCCATAATAAAGCCAGTCACTGATGTAATCAGATAGAACTTTTAACTCTTGTTTTCTTTTGATTCTATGTATTCGGTTATTTCAGGAAATTGTGAATATAGTTTACTTGCATAGTATGGTTTCTTGTGTTCCATTAATACTTTGAGAATTTCTAAATAACCGTATTGGGCTGCATCTTGAATAGCCAAAGGACTGCAAGCATCCTTACACTTACTATCGAGCAAAAATTTAACAATTTCTAAATATCCGTTTAAAGCGGCTTTATCGATAAAATATTTTGTATTAGAACATTTTGTATACTGGTCATTTAAAACCAACGCCTTTACAATTCCCAAATAACCATTATTGATCGCCCTATCAATCACAACTTCATAGTCGTCAGTAATTGTATCTAGATGAAGAAGAAGATTTACAATATCCAACATACCAAAATTAGCTGCAATGTATAATGATGAAATATTTTTGTCTGGGAAGATCCTTTTACCCGATTGTAATGCGTATTTGACAATTTCAATATAACCTTCTTGAATTGGACGTTCTATTGATAGGAAAATGTTTGGAAAATGTTGAGGATCATCTAAAAATAATTTGTAGATTTTCAAATATCCTTTCTCTCCGGCAAAATCAATTATTCCAGTGTTTACTACTCTCTCTCCCAAATTCCGGTAAGTATTGATGTCATACTCGTTAAAGTATTTTACTATATCATAATAGCCATTATTTATGGTAATGAAACATATATCATGAATTTCTGATGAATAGCTAAGATTTAGAAACTTGAGACCTTTAAGACAACCTTTATTAGCATATTCCACCATGGTGTTGTAATAACTTGACTGACGTGTACTCTTGATATGTCTATAGTCTATTTTCATGGAAAATTGATAAAGCGACTCTGTTTTCAACTGAACAGGAGTAGACGCATAGATGTAAGAGAAAATAATTTCATCCACACCCTCAGCGAAGGACTGAGCTTTCTCCTCTTCACCCCCATACATTACAGGTGTTGTCTTCATTATAGGTCTAGAACTGAAGCATTTGCAGACAAACATTGTTAAAATGGATATAAAAGAAAATATCAGTGCAAAGAGAGGCAACAGCATCGCTTGAATAGTATAAATTTAACATAATTTTATTTTTTTTCTTTTTATAAGAGAATTTCTTCAATGGCTGACGGTGAAGTACAAGATAATAAAGCCAGTCACTGATGTAATCAAATAGAACTTTTAACTGTTGTATCCATTCTCTTTGATGTATTTGGTTATTTCAGGAAATTGTGATTTGATTTCATTTGCATTGTATGGTTTCTTGTGTTCCATTAATACTTTGACAATCTCCAAATAGCCTTTCTCCGCTGCATCTTGAATAGCAAGAGAGCTGCAACTGTTGTGGAACCTGCTATCAAGAAGAACTTTTACGATTTCTAAATATCCACAGTAAGCAGCAGTATCAATAAGAAAATATCGACCAACTTTTCTTTCCTTGTTAAGAAGTAAATCTGTTACATTACGTGTTTGTGAAATCAATATCTTTAAAGATTCCAAATATCCAAGTTGAACTGCAAAATTAATTGCTTGAGTAAGATCTTCGTAATTATTCTCTTTCATTTCGTTCATTTGATCAAGAGTTTTGTAATCATTCTTGTTCATATAACGAAGAAAAAGTTCTAGCATCTCTGGCCTACCTACAATTTTTGGCAAGTTACGACTGTTTATCTTTTTCGATTTCAAAACATGTTCGGCAATTGCAACGTAACCTTCTAAAATCGGGGTAATTAAATCAAAAGAATAATCCATTCGATTATTATCTAAAAATAATTTGTAGATATTTAAATAACCTTTTTTTGCAGGTGTTCTCTCCCAAGCCGGATGGGAAACGTATTTCGATGTGTATACGCCATACAATTTGTCATCAAGTCTATACAAGAAATTCACTATATGAAAATGGCCATTTTCTATGGCCATGTGCATTGCACATATGGCATAGCTCATTAACATATGTCTTTCATTATCATCAATAGGTTTTCTATACCTATCATTTAGAAAATTAAGACCTTTAAGACAACCTTTATTAGCATATTCCACCATGGCGTTGAAATAACTTGCCTGAGAGGTACTATTTACTAGTCCATTTGTAATAATATCCATGGAAAATTGATAAAGCGACTCTGTTTTCAGCTGAACAGGAGTAGACGCATAGATATAAGAGAAAATAATTTCCTCCACTTCCGGAATAAAGGACTGAGCTTTCTCCTCTTCGCCTACGCCTCCATACATTACAGGGGCTGCCTTCATTATAGGTCTAGAACTGAAGCATTTGCAGACAAACATTGTTAAAATGGATATAAAAGAAAATATCAGTGCAAAGAGAGGCAACAGCATCGTTTGAATAGTATAAAATATCTCTGATCTTTTTATTTTTTTTATTTTTTTATAAGAGAACTTCTTCAATGGCTGAAGGTAAAGTATACGGCTTGGACGAAAATCTCATTTTCCTTCCTAACCTTTGATTGGCTTCCCAGAGATCAACTTATACTTCCGTAGATTAAAACAAATACTGTAAGCAAGCCAAAGTAAACAATTAGCAAGCCCAGCGTCAGCTGGGAAATCAGTTGAATATGATAAACCATCTCGAGCTTGAGTTCATGGGTCTGATCACTACTTCCGTGTGGCTAATGGAACATGCCTACCGAATGTGTTTGCCCTTCTCGTTCATTCTTCCCAAGGTTCGCGTTTTTTGGGTGTCCTGAGTCTATAGCTCGAAGGCAAAAGCAAAACAGTATCTTTTGAACTATTGTACCCATTCTTTTCTATGAATGCGGTTATTTCAGGAAAATTATTGCTGATTCTATTTGAATAGTATGGTATTTTGTGTTTCATTAATTCTTTGACTATTTCAAAATATCCTTTGTTCGCTGCTATTTCAATAGCATTATAGCTGCAAATGTTAATAAAGTCTCCGATATTAAGCAAGAATCTTACAATTTCCAAGTATCCTTTTTGGGCAGCAACATCAAGGAGAAGAAGTCGACATGTATCATCTGCGGTTTCAGTGTATGGAGACATAAAAGCAAATGGAGGGGAATACTTACATTCGGATGTTTTCCTTTCAAGTAAATCTTTGTTAAAATATTTACTTGAAACCAATGTCTTTAGAACTTCCAAATATCCAAGTTGAACTGCCGTATGAATACTGTAAGCAATAGTTAAGCTATCAATGTTTTCAAATGAACGAAGAAGCAGTTCTACCATCTCCAACATACGTATAACGTCATGTCTATAAAAGAAGTGATATCTTTCTATTATTTTCCATTTTGATTTGAAAGCATGTTCAACAATTTCCACATAACCTCTTTGAATCGGTTCATATAAGTTCAATTCCCCATATTCTGGTATTTTTTCATCTACAAATATTTTGTAGATATTTAAAAAACCTTGTTGTCCTGCTTTGTTGGCTAACAAGTCTGCGCTCCACGTTATGGTATCGTTGTTGAGTTTATCTTTAAGACTATATAAGAATTCCACTATTTGATAATAGCCATTATTAATGGCTGCCTCCAATGCATCTTTCATTGAATAATACAAATAATTTTCATTATTATCATCAAAAGTGTAATTAAAGTACCTATCGATTAGAATCTTTATACCTTTGAGACAACCTTTATTAGCATACTCTATCATGGATGTACTTTCTACGAACCTGTTTGGTCCAACTTCTGCGGAAAATTTATAAAGCGACTCTTTTTTTTCCAGCTGAACCGGAGTAGACGCATAGATATAGGAGAAAATAATTTCATCCACACCATCAACGAAGGGCTGAGCTTTCTCCTCTTCACCTCCATACATTACAGGGCTTGCCTTCATTATAGGTCTAGAACTGAAGCATTTGCAGACAAACATTGTTAAAATGGATATAAAAGAAAATATCAGTGCAAAGAGAGGCAACAGCATCGTTTGAATAGTATAAATTTAACAAAATTTTATTTTTTTTTCTTTTTATAGAGAACTTCTTCAATGGCTGACGGTGAAGTACAAGGCTTGGACTACGATCCAAATGAAAATATCACACTTGTGAGCTCTGATAATAAAAGATTTGTCGTAAAAAAATCACTGATCTCACACTCAGTGGTTTTATCAGCAGCAAATGATTCAGACAAGGACAATCAAGAAATACTAACGAAGGTCAAAGCAGATATCTTGGAGAAAGTTATTGAATTTCTGCAAAAATTTTCTGAGAATAAATCCAATGTACCTCAATCCAATGTACCTCAATTCAATGTACCTCTGCCGAAACCAGCGTCGCTCGATAGTCAGCAAGATTGGGTAAAAGACTTTGTCAACGTTGATCCTAAATTGTTGTTTAAATTGAACTTTGCTGCCAACTTTCTAGATATCCAATCCCTTTTGGAACTGACCTGCGCCAAGTTTGCTATTCTTTTTAAAGGCAAAACAGCTGATGAAATCAAAGAACAGTACAACATTATCTTTGATTGCAAGAGTATATGCAAAAGGATATGTGAAAGATATGATAAAAAGCCTGACATGTGCGTGGAGGTTGACGTATCGCAGTTTGAAAACGAAAGCAAGGAGCCCGTCATAAGATGCATTCACACACTTTATGACGCACCCCCGGAGAAACCCTCAAGGAAAGCAATACCAGAAACACGTCAGATTCCTGAAACGCCTGTGAGCCGGAGATAGTAAAGTTTCCACGTGGTGGTCAAACCAGTGCTGGCATTCATTGCATAAAAAAGGAAGCTGGCTCCATAGATATATTTGATGACTGACAAGCTCAACTTTATCAAGGACCTCTCTGAAATCTCAGTCAAGGACAAGGTCAAATATGAGAAGAATCGCTCCCACATTTTTTCAATGAAGGTGCTCCAGCCTAACGCTGTCATCCAGGAAATTTACAAAAAGGGCGAAATTGTGGTGCAAGGCAAAAAAGAAAAGCTAACCTCAGCGGTCTCCCCGCTTGAGGGCTACCACCTGTACTGGCTTATTAAGGCCAATCGATACAAGTTGGTCATTGAGGTGGGCCTGGCCAATGGCCTGAGCTCGCTCTACATGCTGCAGGCGATGAAAGAAAACCGCAAGGGGCGGCTGATTTCAGTGGACCCGTTTCAAAAGACCCAGTGGAAATCTGCCGGCCTGGACCACATCGCCAAGGCGAAATTGCAGAAATACCATCGCTGGGTAGCGGAGAAGAGTTTTATAGGGCTACCCATGCTTCTGGCCGAGGGGTTGCAGGCGGACCTGGTCTTTGTGGACGGCATGCACTTATTCGACTATACGCTGCTGGACGTGTTCTTTGCGGTTCTGTTGTGCCGGGTGGGCGGCGTCATTGTGGTGGATGACATCAATCACGCGGGTGTGAAGAAGTGCATTGACTACATGCTGCACAACTATTCCTCCTTTTTGAAGTTTGTACCGCAGACGCTATGCAGAAATACGGCTGCGACCTTTATCAAAGTTAAAGAAGACCAACGAGCTTGGAACTTTCATGCTCATTTTTGAAACCGCTTTGGATCGGGCCGGATGTTGGTGCTCACTTTCGCATCTTTTTGTCCTTCCTAATTGAGTACCTTGTCCTTCCCGGGCGTGAACTGACCCAGCGACAAGGTGCACTTAGGTCATTTCCACGTCGTTGTCGGCCACCAACGAGAAGTAGTTGTTGGCGCCCACCTTTCGATAACTGGTCAATGTTTTGAATTTATTAAGGAACGTGGTCCTACAATAATGGCGAAAACAGTTCTCTCGGCACCATAAAACGTATACATCGTACACGCTGGATGAGATGAGTTCTTCACCCTCTACAATGATACGCAAGCACCGAAACTTGTTGCCCCACTCTAGAGAAATCGGACCATAGGGATTGTGGCGTATCCACAGATTGGCACACTGCAACTCCTTCCAGAAGAACTCAAGTGTCATGCTGTCAGTTTGTTCTTGAGGGAGAAAGATTCATTTTTTTGCACACACAAGCATAATAGGGATGAATTGGTAGAGTGTACTTAAAATACGTTGGGGTTAATATAATTTCGAGTTCCAATTGTGCCTTCAAACTTGCGTTTTACGAACACACCCAAGTGATCCAATGGAATATTTTTATCGTCGTAACGTGATGGGTCAAACTTGCGGAGGTAATTTCCCCACGTTTGCTGCGGGACTAAGTCAGTCCACGGCTTCAAATCATGATAAGTGGTACCATCCGGGAAAAATGCCACACAGGTCGGGTCATTCGCGCACAGATCATGAAGTTTCTTGAGGTCAGTCTCATTGGTTTGGTTGCCGGCCCAGGTAGGTACCTTCATTCGATGAAAACAAAATTGACTGTCCATAGAGTCGGGAAAGACATCTCTGGGTCCGGAGGAACACTTAGCAGATCCTTTATTGAATTGAGTGCCAATTTTCACCCAAGTTCCCTTGGTACTATCATCCCATTGTTTGTGCCAGTACTCAATAGGCGAAATCACCCCGGCGGATTGCAATCTGTTATTACTGTCAAACAATTTGCAGTTCTGCAAATGGTCACAATGGTCCCGGGTTTCTTCAGTCGTCTGCGGCGATACCCACCACTCCCCTTCTTTTTTGACCCACTTAAAATTCGGATTGGCGGGGTCTGGACTGAATTGCTGATTAAATCCATCGTTTTGTACAAGTCCAGGGAAAAAGCAGTAATTACCATCTTTTTTTCCGCTAAGGACGCGTCTCATAGACAAATCCCAATCCGGATGGCCAAAATCGTCAGTAAGGGTACAATCTTCACCAACCGTTACGTAAGCCGGAGCCGGAGCCGGAGCCGGAGCCGGAGCCGGTGCTGGAGCCGGTGCTGGAGGCGTCGCTGGTTGGTCAAGAAACAGTGGAGAATATGATGGGGTACATCGCTGCCTCTTGGGCGGACACGAAGGATCTAAAGAATTCAATGATTGCCAGTACTCGTTTTGAGTAGGATCAAGGGTACACGCAGACCAATTCTGATTAGTCTCTGGGTACCTACAAACCGGGGCTTTGGGTCTAGCTTTCTTACTTACAAATACAACAATGGCCGTCACAATGGCGGCGAACAGCGCCAACACAGCCAATCCCATGAACAGTTTTGTCTTATAAAATCGAACATGCATGTTTTTTTGTTGTAGAACTTTTATACTACAATGCACATAATATTCATAGAATTTATTTCACACACACGTTGAAGTGAACGAGATCACTTTGAAACCATTCTTGTTTTAGAAAAAATTGATTATTTCAAAGAAATGAACAGTGCTCAATTTACCCATGTCCTTCGTTGTTCTTCGCGAGATTGAAAATTTCATGCTTTATTCTCCTGTTGATATTCAAAATCTAGCAGAAACAGGAAATCTGACAGGCATAAAATGGGCTCATCACCGTGGTTATACATTTCCAGCAGCTACAATGGACTGGGCTGCCGGGTGTGGACACCTGGATGTAGTCAAATGGCTTCATGAAAACCGTCCAGAAGGGTGTACCATTAATGCAATGAACTGGGCTGCCCGGAATGGCCACCTGGATATAGTCAAATGGCTTCACAATCGTACTGAGGGGTGTACCGTCAATGCAATGGACTGGGCTGCCCGGAATGGCCACCTGGATGTAGTCAAATGGCTTCACGAAAATTGTACTGAGGGGTGTACCGTCAATGCAATGAACTGGGCCGCCGAGCATGGACACCTGGATGTGGTCCAGTGGCTGCACGAAAACCGGACAGAAGGATGCAATACACGTACAATGGTCTTGGCTGCTGAGAATGGCCACCTGGATATAGTCAAATGGCTTCACGAAAATCGTACTGAAGGGTGCACCACTGATGCAATGAACTTGGCTGCTGAGAATGGCCACCTGGATGTAGTCAAATTTCTGCATGAGAATCGCACGGAGGGATGCACCCCCTGGGCGATTGCCGGAGCTGCCAGGAACGGCCACCTGGATGTGGTCCAGTGGCTGCACGAAAATCGTACTGAAGGGTGCGCCGGCAGCACCGCTGATGCAATGGAATGGGCAGCCAGAAGTGGTCACCTGGATGTGGTACAGTGGCTTGAGGATATCAAAACACGCAGTTTGCTGACATCATAATCCGTCAGCAGTTACGCGGCCTGAATGACTGGTAGGAACTTATTTTTTCTCTGCCTTTTACAAGATTTCAAAGGGCTAGGGATGATAACTATGCTCGACAATGAGACGATTGCGAACAAAAAAATAGTGCTAATGAGTCTATACCCAATAATAGCATCTGCGTTCGCCCTTGATGTTCACCATGACATGTTCGACGGCGTTCAATAGGAAGAGTTTGACCTTTACTCGTGCATCATGTGATAAATCTCCAGACATACTCAGGTCAATATCGTCCTTTGTAAAATACCCGGCGTAGGGCCTACGAGGAGTGAAAGACAGAAAGGCCACGACCTTCAGATTTCCTTTTTCAATGGGGTCGTCTGGCATGTTAAATGAGTAGCTTGTGTCGCCAGTGGGCAGTTCTAATCCTTTTGGCCATGTACTTAAAGGATCAATTCTGAAGCTTGCGACGGTATGGGAGTAGTCCTCCTGAATTTTAATTGGACTCATGATGATGGACCTTGCTTCCAAAACACCATACCATGACAGGACAGTACCACCTATTTTTTTAAGAAAATGATCCAGATTAACCGTATTTAACAATTTGTCAAAATAATTGATACATTCAGAATAGCGGCTTGGATTGCTAGCCCTAGCCTTTTCCCAAGATTGCATTTTGTTGGAAATTATACGCACCCAGTGGCGGTAGAGGATGGCTTTGTCCTCGGCATTCATCCCCAATACTTTCAGCACTCCATCGTCAAAGGCCAGTAGAAATTTCTTTTCTTTGTACCTTTCACTTTCGAAGGACTGCTTCAACTCGCGCTCAACCACAGACTTCTTGTATGTGTCGAATTGGAGCGTTAACTGGGCAATCTGCCTTTCGCAATCCGTGACGCGGTCCTTCAGAATACAGTTTTCCACATACTGGGCATCGTCGCCGTCGATCTTCTGCTTGGTCAACTTGATCATGGTGTCCTTCCACATTGTGGGCAAGCACAGCATGAAATACTCACCTTCACCAAACAATGTCAACTTTGGACTGCCAAAGGAGGGCAGTAGCGTGACATACTTGTCGAAACACTCCGCGGTCTTCTCCGGCAAGAACTTCAGGAAGTCCTGGCCGATGTAGTCGTAGTACTTGTAGACCAGTCGCAAGGTGAACTGGTCATTGTCCTTGTCTAAAGTGAATTCCACCGCGGTGGCGTCGACCACAATACTTCTTTTGAACTCCATGGTTAGATAGTTTCCAAAGGAAAGGAATCATTTTTTTCTACCTTTTAGAGGGTTTGAAAGATAGAGTGTTCCATTTCTTATTGTGGCCTTCATAATAATTATGATTCTCGTCTTATTACAATGCGTACAAGCACCTTGATTTCGGGACTGATGGGTTGTATGCCCGCATCATCCATAATAAATTATTGAATAAAAAACTACATGACTGCTGGGTGCATTATTCATACGCCGCATTGTTGGAAATTGCCTCTCTACAATTATTTGCATCCTTAATATAGCGATAAATGGCAGATCCACTAACTAAACTAAAACTAATCACATTGCGCAAGCACAGCCCGTATGTTATTGATAATATCGCCAAATTTAGTTACAATAAATCAAGAAATACAATTGTGTACTCTACATGCTTTGGTGATTTTGCAAGTTTTAATAACCCATGGGACATCTATGTCCTGGTGTTTAATACCAAAAAAATGACGCAAATCAAAAAATATGTAAATAAGCATTATGTGTCATTGTTGCCATTGTTTTGCGTAGTGAATCCAGATTATTTATTAATTACAAGGGCGGTAAGTAGGCAGATATATGAAATGGCGAAACAATGTAATGCCGTAGCAATTGGAGGCCTGTATATAAAAGAAATGGGCGGCGTGCTATCCGATTCCCGTACTCTGCATATTGACCGTACGTATAAAGGTGCAAAATTTCCATTAATTTACAAAGTATATAAGGACGATTTTCGGCATATTCCGCCAAATAATCATGGATGGTTGTCGCTCAATACAGAATATATATTTCAGTATGTAATTAAGACGAATATTGCGCAAAAGTTAGTAGTTGTAGAATTGGGCGCATGGCTTGGTCGTTCGACTGTCGAAATGTTAAAGGCTGCAAAAGGAAAATCCGTGCAAATATATTCGTTCGACAAGTTTCAAAATATTACAGAAACAGATTACAAATTTGATAAACTGAGTCCATTAGATAAATTTTGGCTAACTGTTCCGCGCTACGAAACCTTCTGCCGGAATGTTAGCGACCACATTGATGAAGATCGCGAAGTATATACAGTCAAGTTTGATGTAAACCAGTCCATTGAAATGCTGCGCAGAAACTTTATTACGCCCAACATCGTCTTTTTAGACGCAATCAAAAACAAACATTCGCTCGAAACTTTTCTAACTGCGATATTTCAATATGCACCAAATGTAATTTTTGTCGGCGACGATTATGTGTTTGACACTGTGAAGGAAGGCGTCCGCGCATTCCATAGCAAACATAAATCATTGCATCTATTTACGACCGCAGAATGTTATATTTTGTCAGCAAGACCGATAGATCGTCAAAAAATTGAGAAATATATAAAATCAGAATTACACAATAATTATTTGCAATATTTAGTGTATACCCTGTTGGCATGCAAATATAAAGAAGTCATTGCTTGTCTAAAGAAAAAATCCATTGACGTCAACATTCCAATTGATTTTTGCAATAATAATACATTCTATACACTGGTAGTAATCGAAATCTATTCGAAAAAAAATAAAGCGGCTGCCGAATTGCAGCAGTATATCTTGCGACATATTGATCGCAATCCAAAAAAAATAGAAAATTCTTTATTTTTGACATACTCCGATTACATTACGGAATATAACAAAGGCACGCCCATTGTATTTTGAGGACTCTCGCGCCGATGATACAAGGTTGTATGCCCGCACCATACATAAATAAATAATTAAAAAAAAATGCCCCGCCCATAGGCATTTTTTAATATACTAATCTATATGTCAGGAGAGTATATTGGCGCAGGTGATTAAAAAAAAAAGAACCGTTTGTTGGTTTGTTCTTTTTTTTTGTTGTTCTTTCCCATGTCTCTGGCTTATTGATTACTTCCAACGCTGTTACGCCACTGAATGGCCAACTGCTTATCTCCGGCGGCCTCCTGTTGGACATGTTTCTTCCACTCAGACGCCTTGAATTGCTTCTTTGGCACGCCCAGTTGCTGTTGTATGAACCCCTGGAAACATTTCCAGGAAATCTGGAGCACTTGGACCTCGGCGAGTTGCCGCGGCTGCTCAATCGTTTTGCGGTAGACCTCCAAGCACTCGCGCACGAACGCCTGCTTCTGCTCCGGGCTAGCCGCCGTCATGTCAAAGCGGGCCACTTCTTCTTGTTTCTCATCACCCTGCGAAATCAACTTCATTTCTTGTGGCTCAGGTAGGCTGAACACGGCCATATCCAAACCAGCGGTCCACTTGCCGGGGTTCCAACGCTCGACCTTGAGGTGGCTCACCAAGTCAATGATCTTGTTCACAAAGTCATTCAACTGCTCGTCCTCCTCTAGCACAATGTTAATCAAATCCACCAGCATATTGAACGGGCAGTTGAACCACTCGGTTTCGTTCTTGAGGGCCAGCCCACGTAATTTGGTGTGCAGAATGCGCTCGGTCAGTTTGGAGTCACCAACCTTGAACTCGGCCAGGACGCGCAGTTTGTCTCCTGCAGGTCTGCTGGAATTGTGCGTCGTCATGCGGGCTTTGAGGTTCTTTGTGCGGCCAATCTTGAAGATGCCCTTCTCGGCGTAGTCTTGCGTGCTGGTGATGTAGATGCTTTCTTCTTTGGTCAATAACTTGAGGTGCCAACTATGGTCCTCTTCGCGAATACGCATGCGCTCCACCAGTTCACTCATCTCCTTCATTTCATCACACTGTTTGGCAAACTTGGACTCCAACTCCTTGAATTCGGCGTCTTTGTCAATGGTGACAGTGCCGGTGGTGAACAACTCGCGAATCCAACGCGACACTTGGATGGCGAAGGCGGGTGAGATCCACTGAGCCAGTGGCACGGCAAGGTCTGGGTGGATCCATGTGCCTGAGTGATTACCTCCAACTTTCTTATCGACTAAGGTCAATGGGTCGATCGACCCATTGAATGTTATGTCTTTATGAAGTTCATTAATCAGATTTTTAGTGGATTCTAGTTTGTACCAATCTTTGAAAAACTTCCCTCCAGCCTTGCACAACTGGGTGGCGTTCACAAAGTTATCCGACGCGCGGGACTCAATCACAATATCCTTCAGGACGAGGCGTTTCTCGTTGACACTCATTATTACGACTATTGCTTCTTATAACCTATATATGCGCTTATCTTTAGAACATTTCCCGCGGAGGTATTCATTCTATGGTGTGACAGGTCAAAAGTAGCAAAAAAGAGAAAGAAGAATAAATCATTCACTCATGAATGACTACCTCTACCTCAAACTTGGAGCAAATGTCTGCAATCATGTCCTCAGTCTCATCCGCCTCACCAAACAAATAAATCTGCTTCTTTCGATCCGGGTAGAACACGCCGTAACTCAAGACCTGACCCAATGCATGCTTCCAGTTGCAGACATCTTTGACCTCAATCACATGCGTCTCAGTGAGAACATCAATGCGTCCAACTGGAGTCTTGATCTCAGTTTCGCCACGCAACGACTCCACCAGGGCGTCTTAACGATGTCCATCACTGGACAAGCTCTTCAAAAATTGGAATCCCGGGCTTTTACTGCTGGATTAAGCGAATGAGCGGGGAATCAATTTCGAAAAATGTAACATGCAAGGGATACCTATCAGAACTCTTGAAAATCTTGTCGGTTCCATGTAGCGCATCAAGGATTCCGAACACCCCGTAATTACAGCTGAAACGTCTATGGTGGTAATCATGAGCTTCTGGGCTAGCGAAGAATGGTAAGTGATATCCCGAATGAGAATGAATAGTACTGAAAGTTGCGATCAAGAACCAAAGCCAAGTAGTTACAATGTGAGACCGAGCTAAGACCGGCCCCGCCGTGATGGGAATCAAATTGCTTAAAATATGCTCTAGGGGATGGGAATATACTGCCGTTATTGATATAGGAGCAGTCCACTCATGATGCATTTTGTGGATTGGTTCATAGAGAATATTTGAATGAAGCGCCACATGGGCATAGTAGAACAGGATCTCTTCGACAGCAAAAATTATTACAAAATCACGAAGAAGAATCAATGTTGTCGGAAAGTCAGAAATTCCTGTCTTACAACCCGACCATTCTAACAGCGGCTCTCCGACAAACACTAAGAATAGACCTGTGACGACAAATTGATTGAACAGAACCCAGAACAATGCCCTTGCAAACATTCGAGTAGACAATGGTGAGTTTCGGTTCTTTTGTATTTTAAACGAATGGAGCCATTTAGGTTTCATGAAGAAGTCCAAAAACAGATACCATAGAGAAAAAAACCAAAAGCTCACTGTGACCAGCACGAACGTCATCCAAGAAAGCAAATCCTTCCTAGAATACGTATCGATATCGACAATAAATCGAGCCCAGAGCAGCTTACTCGAACGTAAAAAACCTTCAACCAAAATGACTAAACCGCATATCACACATGCAGCCTTGAACCAAGCAGCGGCATGCACAGGCAAGTGCTCCGAGTCTGGGTATTTTGAAGTAGGCGTCTTCGGGCTTGTTGTATTCACAGTATTAGGCATCTTTAGGTCTGTAAATACTAAGTGTGGCGTTTATATCAATCACTAGATCCTTTTTCTGGCTCTCATATTTCTTTTTTTCTTTGACAAATTTACCCTCCACAATACTGACGAGATATTGGCAATCTTTGCTTTTGGAAATTTCAACTATATTGGCATGAAGAAAGGCTCGTAATTCCATCTTCTCCGCCTCGTCCCAGTTCAGGTCAACGAGATCAAAGACATCTCCGTCGTGAAAAGCAAGTAGTTTAACCCGCGAGGGGTGCGTGCTGGTTAATTACCTATCCAGTCAATCCCGGGATTGGATGGTTTACGAGATGGCAAACCCTTTAACCCTCTGAAGCCGAGTACACCATTACGCTTGCTAACAAAAAAGAACTCGGGCATTTTATACATCATGTCTATGAAAAAAAAATAACCACTATACTTGGTTTCTGTGTTTTTTAGTTTGTGTAGGAAGAGGGCGAAGTGGCAGCGGAAAAGGAAAATGGCGCTGAAGTTGCCGTACCAACAGTCGCGGAAGACGTCGACGCCGGAGTTGTGGTTGGAAACCCAAAACCGCCCAAATAAAGGTGTTCCGATTTACGGTTTAGACTTTCAATATGCGCGTTGGCTGCATCCCACATTAGAAGAAGTGTTATCGCCATCTCTTTAAGCTTAACAAGATCGGAGCTCGTGTCAATTTGCTGCATTATCCGCTTTAATTCCTCCGACTTGGCTTGTCGGTTGGATATGATATGTTGTAATTTGTGATGCGTGAACGTCACATGGATTTATTTATATATACGTGCATATCATACCTTTAGATGCAATAAAATGTCGAGTTTCTCAGGCCCCGACTGTGTTTGAATGATTTAGGTATTCAAAGAAAAAATTGATTACCTCAACTACCAAATCAAAAAATAATGGCTGAAGAATACGAAAACAAGCAGTTTGCTGACAATATAATCCGTCAGCGTTTACGCGATGGCTACCTGAGTGCTACTGATATGTGTAAGGCTAACAGAAAAATGATCAATGACTATTGCCGCTTACAAGAGACCAAAGAGTTTCTGGATGAATTGGCCGTTGATACTGGATATCCAGTCATCCAACTTATCCAAATTAAGAAAGGGGGGAATAAACATCAGCAGGGAACGTGGGTTCATCCGCGGGTGGCCTTTCATTTAGCAGTATGGCTGTCACCACGCTTCTTGGTGAAAGTGTCCAATTGGATTGAAGAGTGGCAAAAGTATTCCCAAGAGAACCAGGCCAAGTATCAGCACGAAATCAACAACTTGGTACCCTCGAAACAATCTCAAAAGGAGAAGGAAATCCAACTACGCCACGCTGAACTTCTCTGTGGTCAAATGGAAGTTGAAACGCCAGTGGGCAGAATTGACATTCTTACGGAAAGTCGTCTGATTGAGATCAAGAATATAACTAATTGGAAAGACGGCGTAGGTCAACTCATATGCTATGGGCATTTTTACCCTGATCATGAGAAATGGCTATATTTATTCGACTGCGAGGACACTCCAGAGGAGGTAAGACAACGTATCGTACTGGTCTGTAGTGATGTTAGTGTTCGATGTGATTTTGAAACGTGTTGAATAACATATCTCTTTTTTTGCCACTTTGAAGCCGTGAAAACGAGTTAAACACAAGAATATATAATGATTATAGATAATGGCGGAAGAATACGAAAACAAGCAGTTTGCTGACAATATAATCCGTCAGCGTTCACGCGATGGCTACCTGAGTGCCACTGATATGTGTAAGGCCAATGGGAAATTGTTTGGTAATTATTATCAACTAGATCAAACCAAAGAGTTCCTGGGAGAGCTTTATATCCCGTATCGAACATTGTTGAAGTTAGAAAAGGTGGAAACAAACATCAACAAGGAACTTGGGTCCACCCGCTGGCCGCCGTTCATTTGGCTCAGTGGCTCTCCCCGAAGTTTTCGGTGGCGGTGTCCAAGTGGGTGTTTCGATTTGTATCAGGCGACCCCACGCTAATTGATGATATGAAAGCGCAACTCGAAGAGAAGAACCGCTTGCTGGAGCACGCGCAAACCGAACTCAAAGAGATCGAAACCGAACTCAAAGAAAAAGAAGTCGAACTCAAAGAAAAGGAAGCCGAGTTGGCCCGCGAGTACGAGATCAGCAAAGAACTTGTCGAGTATAAGCAGTTGAAAGAGCGCAATGAAACCGTGTACATTGCCACGACCCGTCGATACGCCCAGCAAGGCCTCTTCAAAGTCGGCCGCACGACAAACCCCAGCAAACGGGTCACGAACCATAACACTTCCCGCACCGTGGGCGACAAAGTCAAGATTGTACGCGAGTTCAAAGTCAACTCGGCGGTGCTCGTAGAAGGCATCATCCACCGCAAACTTGACGGCTTGCGCCCTTCAAAAGGGAACGAGTACTTTCTTATCCCCTTTGACTGCTTGGTAGACATCATCGAACTGATCATTGACTTTGACCAACAGGAAAACGAGCAAGTCAATCGCATTGTGGACACGGCGTTTCGTATGAAGCGGTTGGGTGCATCAAAATGCGACTGGGCTTCTGGGCTGGATATGTCTGTGTTCGACGAGACCCTGCGGCTGATGGACGACGACCAGAAGGAACTCGCACAATTCGACGTGACTATTGCCACAGAAGAGCAGAAGCGCCAGTTCATCCGCCAGTGCCTCGAGGCCTACCAGGCCACCATTCAGGCACCCATGATTGTGTGGACTGCCTTTCAATCCTTCCTGAAGAAGCAACTGAGTCAAGGCGGGCTCAAGGCACAGGATTACAAATCCAAAGACTGGAAGGAAATCGTCAAACACGAAGGGGCAAACGGACAGTTGTCCATTCAGTGGGTCACAAAAAAGACCACCTGAAGCAGAAGAGACGCACCGAAAGAAAGAAAGAAAGAAAGAAAAAAAGAACCATCCCCAACAAGATGTTCTTTTTTTTTCACCGCCGACTACTCACCCTATCGGGACCGTCTAGTAATTGAGATCAAAATGTGTGTACTGTGTGTACTGTTCATCTTCATGTATGTATTTGTATTGCGTTTCAAGTGAGTATACCAGGCGCCGGGGCCTGAGAAAAATCGGCTATACCAATGATCCCTTATCGAGAATGCGTGTTTACAATACAGGGGACGCGCCTGTTGTTGAACTCGAGAAGCAATATGAAGCCATCTGGCAGGTGCGGGGCGGCGACGAACGTGCATTAGAACACCAAGTACATACCGCCTTCAGCACCCAAAGGCGACGTCGTTCCAACGGTAATCTAACCGAGTGGTTTGAGGTCTCTTTGGAACAGTTGCGCGAATACATGAGCCAACAGACATTCGTCATGAGAGAGATCACTCTTGAGGAAATTCAAGGGATTCATCGCGCGGCTCGTGAAGTGGACCTTCAGGACGAATTCTTTCATCACATGATGCCTGGCAGCGCCCCTCCCAGAGTTCAGATTGAACTCTGGAACGCTTTTCAAGAAATCTGCGAGTCGAGCGCGACCTACCGCGGAATCGTCCAATGGGCAACAGGGGTCGGCAAAACAGTTGGAATGATGATATTACTCTTTCTTTCGCATATGTCCTATGTCAAGAAGGGCAAAGTCTTTCGTGGACTAATTGTGTCTCCCCGCAATGACATCTTCGACACAATCTTGCATCACATCAACAAATTATCAAAATGGGGTATTGTCCTATACCATGGTCACAATGCACAGATCAAATCTTTGAACGATATTCCGACCGACAAAGCCGTGCTGATCACAATCACCCATGCCTCTCTTTCGAATCCTGAAGTTTGGGAAAAGCTGCCACCCATTACTCATTTTCACTACGATGAAGTACACAGGATTACAGGGACTGAATTCTTCAGTAATCTTGAAAGGAAACTAAAGGAGTGGGGCACTCAATTTCTTACAGGTACCTCTGCAACCCCTTTGACATGCAGTACAAAGCAAAACGAAAAAGTCACAGAATTGTTTGGGAGCTCGCCAACCCTGCATAAGTGTAATGTAGACGAAGCGATCGCCGAAGGATGGATTGCTAGGCCACGATTTGGGGTGCATGTATTACCCCAAGATATTCCATACACTGAGATACTCGAAGGGTTTGTCCAAATCATCGACTCGTCTATCAACAATAAAAAGGATAGAGGATTGTGGCGAGGTGGCAAAGTCATTGCCTATCTTTCGCGACAGGAAGATGTTCGCCGCGCTGTCTCCATCGCTATGCAGGTTGGTGATGCCGTGATCTATTCCGCCGTGCCGGGTGCAGATGCTCTGTCCGACTCTGAGTTTGTGCAGGCGCCTGCCAATGGCACCTCGCGTGTGTTGTTCGCCTGCGACCGCTACCGCGAGGGGGCAGACATCAGCGGTGTTGAAATGACCTGTGTTCTGATGGGCGAGACAATCGGTGCAAATGTCCTTTTGCAAATCACAGGACGCGCCTTGCGCAATGACTACCCCGACAAAGAAGGATGGTGCATTATGGTTCAGCCCAATTCACGAACCGAAGAGGAAGTCATGGAATCGGTCGTGCTTTCCATTATAGACTTTTTGGGAAAGAACTACCAGAACGGCGCCGGCGCCTTTCAATCTGACAAAATCAGGCCCATCGTGGAGCGATTCTTTGGCGAGATCTCTGTCAATGGTCGTCTCTTTGATATCGAGGAAACCATTGAGCGAGTGCAGTGCATGTATGAGCGCAATGCATTCCTTTGTGCCGGTCGTAAAGAAAAATACTCGGTCATTCAAAAGATCAATCGCTCAATGAGGCTTACTTCGAAAAAGGAGTACAATGCACGTAGTCGTGAGCACCGCAAGTATGTTGAGAACCCGCCCGTATACTTCCAAGACGAATGGGTCTCCTGGATGCACTTTCTCGGAGCAGAGGTCGACCACTTCCCGCCCACATTAGAGGACTGGAAAGCGGAAGTGATAGACCGCGACATTGCGTCCTGGCGCCAATACAAAAATGAATATGACCAGGCCGCGAAAAAAAAATTATACGACTTACCAAGAAATCCCGGTGAGATGTACGAAGAGTACACCAATTGGGGAGATGTCTTTTCAACAAACTGAATAGGACGAGTATTAGGGGCTTGCCCTAGGGATTAAGTCGAGAATTGCATTGTTTGCCTTGAGCTTATATTCACTCAATTTTTTGTGCTTATGGCGGACTTCTTTGAAATCGGCGGCCAGCTTCTGCTGTTCGGCAATCGGAGGTAACGCAATTTGCATGGCCTCGATGCTGGACGGATAAATGTGAGGCTGGCATGTCCCAGTTCTCAACTCATATATCGACTCTTGCAACTGAAATTTTAATATGTAATACAAATAGTCATCGAGTAGGACCTTGGTATCACTGCTTTGAATCGAGAAGCAGTCAGAAGCCCATACTTTGGTTTGATATCTTGATACATACCCTGCTGTGCCTGATTGCGAAATGAGAATTGCATAAGACTCTCGGTTGAATTCCTGGTGGTGTCCGACAGGCTTAGTGCCGCCACCAATCACTGGGAACGCACCCGTTACAAAGTCCGCTTTCTTGAGGAGTTGCCCTCGACGGAACTCCACGACACTTCCAAGCTTGACCAGAGGTTGCCCGCGGGACATCTCTTTGATTTGAGTACCAAGAGACTTTTCAAGCAACTTTAAACTTTCTTCCTCGAAACGCGCAAGCTGGTCGTAGATGTCAATTACTTCCACAATTTCCTGTTGTCGCTTGAAGGAAGGCAACGGAATTTCTAAACTGTAAAACGAATCTCTATTAATCCCCTTCTGAGCCGTACCCGTAGCCAGTGCAAATATCTTCGCTTGGTTGCTGATAAGCCAGTAGCCAATGTATCGGTAGTCGGCGTTGTCCGTTCGAAACGTCCACCCGTGATGATTTAGAAAGAACTTTTCAGAAACATATCGTACACAATGTTCTGACACGCCATCCTTTCCAATTACAAAGCCAGGCTCTCGATTCCATTGATCAATGTAGAAGCTACATCCACCGCCTCCAAATACAGGATAGGATCCTTCTTTGGCGGTTTTCTTTGTAATATACGTACCACTCTCAACGGAGATAATTTCCCCCAATCTCACCAACTCAAAGCCTTCCACGGGCTCAACCACTCGCTTGACGTATTGCTTGTAGTTTAGAGAGTAATGTCCCGCACGGAGTTCTTGTAACGAGACCGTCATAATGGGCTTTTCGTTGACATCGACAAAGGAGATGTCCTGCGTCGGTCCTACGCCCTTCTGGAAGACCAGCATAGACGTCTTGGTACCAGTATTCACAAATGCCCCAGCTTCTAAATCCACTATGTAATGGATTTTGTAGTCTTCGCAGAGACATTTGCGAAGTTCGATCGCCTTTTTGGCGGATCCAAAGAAGAACCCCTGGGGCAGAACAATGGAGCACACGCCTTGGTCTGCAAGAGTGGCCATGGCCAACTGCACACCTGCCGAAACTTTGTCATTGTCCTCGATCCCAATGCTGCGGATATCTTGGTTGACATAGTAGCGCTTTTCACCTTCTACTTTCTTGGTATAGGTAAACTTGTATCTGTTGCCTTTGGTTTTGTCGCCGCCATAAGGAGGGTTCATAAAGCAGTAATCGAGTTCAATGGCAGGAAAATGTGCGCCGTTGCCCAGCGTGATGGGGTCTGCGAAGGAATTACCACTGCGAATGTTCTTGTCGCTGAATGGTATACCCGTCAAAATCAACATGTTTAATAAAGTAATAGTAACACTACTCATATTCATGTCTTGGCAGTAAATGCTCTTGGAATCCCTGGCCCAATTAACATCATTGAGGTGTTTCAGCACACCTCGGATGTATTCAGCTGGAAAGCCACCCGTTCCGCAGAACCAATCGCCCATCGTGCACAGCGTCCCATCTTCTCTTCTTAAACTCTGCTTGATGGCGTAGGCCAATTTAAAGGCCAAAGAGCAAATCACGCGGTTGGTGAAGTACTGTCCTTCGTCGGACATGGTGCTCATTCCGCGGCCAATCATGTACTCAAAGATGTCGCCCAAGGTATCCGTTCCATGTAACGTATTTACAGAAACGCGATTAATTTGATGCACAATGTCGTAGATGAGTGTAGCCTTTTTAATTTTGTGCGGCTGGAAGAATGATTTGGTAATGGAGTTCTTCCTGAATAAATTGATTCCCTTCTGAAGGGATTCAAATAAATCATTTTCATCATCCAAAGATACGATATACGACCACCGGCATTCTTTTGCAAGCTTCATCTTGTGCACTTGATCTTCAATCAGGCGATACGAGAAAAAGAGCGTCATATGCTCCAAGGCTTGTTCGGGGCTGAGCCCCGCCTGACTCCATAACAAACTGTGCAAATCTTGAAAGAATGAAGGCAATTTCTCCTTGGTGATTTCGGAAAAATCATTACTCGCCATAGGTATGTTAACTGGTTTACTTTTCATTTGGTATTCAATAAGTTCAAAGACAACCGTGATTCATTTTTTTTATTCCTCTGTCATATTGTATTGGTCCAAAATGAAGTATTGGGTGTGATATTCAAAAAAAGACGTTTGTTAGTTTGTTCCCTCCCATATCTCTGGCTTATTGATATCTTCCGCCATTATACGCCAGTATAATTGAGATAAAAAAAATGACTACTATGTTATTGCCATTGGAAGATGCAGTGACGTAAAACTGGAACATTTCTTGTCTACAAAAAGTTGGTACCGAGTCAAAACAATCGAGGGCGATTTTGTTTTTCATAATCTATTGCCTCTCTATCCTCGTCCGTCATTTCCACGTCGTATTTGTGGTCATCTAAATATGACTTTATCAAAGGATGGATTTCCCTACCGAAATAAAACGAGATAGGGTTGAGACCATGGGATTTCTTATGATCAATTAAAATTTTTGAAATTTCAAAATATCTTTTATCCATTGCCCTATCTAATGCTCTATAGGAACATTTGCTGTATTTGTCGTTGTTAAGTAAGGTCTTCACAATTTCCAAGTATCCTTGTTCGGCTGCAATATCAATAGCACTAAATTCGGGATACACACGATTATCTCTGACCAATAACTTGACAATTTCCAAATAACCTTTACGGCAAACTGTCGATAACGTCCTGAATCCTGCAGATACAGTTTTTTCTTTTTCAATGAGAGCACTCAAAATTTTGACATACCCGGATTTTGCAGCAGTTTCGATTGCTCCTGCAAAATCAAGTGTTCTATTAGAATTTAACAGTAAATTAACGACATCTAGATATCCAAATTCAATTGCTTGTGATAAATTTATGGAGTAATTACCAAATCTTGGATTATCTAATAAATAATTTAAAATTTTCAAGTATCCACGTGATATAGCATTTTTTAAAGGACTTAAAACATACCCGTTTCTACCAGGTGCTACAAGTTCTGAATCCTGATCCCTATTTAAATTTTCAGTCAAATATTTTACTATATGTAAATGGCCGGAATTTACTGCCTCTAGAATCTTGTTAAGACGGATTGTAAATCTATTTTTTTCATGTAAAAGCATGATTGCTTTAAGACATCCCTTTTCCATATATTTATTTAAAAAGAACGGATTATCATTATCATTATCATTATCAAAAGACAATGGGGTGATTGTATATGGATGCATGAAAGATAAAATCATTCGTTCTACATCTCCATCAAATAAGTATTTGTATTGCCCACCTCCCCCTCCATACATGTTTTTCCTTGGATATCTGGGGGTGACGCTGCAGACAAAACCAACCAGAATGGATATAACTGAAATTATTAATGCAAAAAATACAAGCATCTTATATATATAAAATTGTAATTTGTTTTCCGTATTTATAGATCTTATCAAATGGCTGATGACGAAGTAAAAGGTTTGGAAGAAGAGAACAACGATATGATCTTTCTTGTTGCATTAGAAGGTAACGAAATAGCCGTAAAAAAATCCCTTGTCTCTCAATCAGAATTCTTAAAAGCAGCGATTGAAGTGGATAGCAGTATTACAAAAATTCCAACACCACGTGTTGAAGCGGTCATATTGGAAAAGGTGATAGAATTCTTTCACTTATATGCAACAGAGCCCTTTTCTGTGCCATTAGAGAGACCCGCGGCGCTGGAAAAGCTACCACAACAATGGGTAAAAACGTTTCTAGAAGTGGATTCTCTCGTTTTATTCAAATTAAACAAAGCGTCGAATTATTTGCATGTCCAATCATTGCTTGAACTTACCTGCGCCCAATTCGCGACATTGTTTGCAAATAAAACTTATGAGGATATAGGTAATCTGTACAATATCAACTTTGACAAAAAAAAGATATGTGATAACATTTGTAAAGGAGATTATTGTTTAGATGGTAAAAATTCTGATAATGAAACAGTGTGCCTTTACACATTAGCATTACCGGAATGCTTCAAAGATACACGTGTACCTTCCGAAACGCCCGAAACGCCCGAAACACCGGAAACGCCGTTGGAAGTTTATGAACCCTCAAAGAAACAAAGTGACGGTGAACTGGATGAATTGACCAGGCTTCGTTACAAATTATTGCAAAATAACGAGAAAAAGAGGAAGCCACCAATTTTTCGGAGGACAGCAATCAATAAGATGGATACCCCTGAAGAAAAGAAAGAATGATAGTCCATTCCCTTAATGAGCCAAGTGATAAATGACCAGGTAGGTGTTCTTCCTATTGACGTGATTCCAAACCGAGTCGTCGTCCGGACTCAGATACTGCACCGACTGGTCGTCCAGCATGAACCAGCCGGGTTGTTTGCTTGCGGGATGCACCCGCAGGGCGATGCAGTTGTAGTGGCCGCCGGATGGACCGCCATAGTGCTGAATGAAAGCCACGGGCCTGTACCGGAACCGCTGGATCTGCAACTGCGCCGGTATATTGGCGTAGTACGCCTCGCTCTCATACTCCTTTCGAAACATCAGCACGATGATCTCAGGAATCAACGTCAACTTGTGCAGTTGGCTGGCCTGCGCGGAAGACTCGCGGCACCGCTCGCACCGGTACTCCACCTGTTCCATATGCCCGAGAATGTACTGACTGATGTCAGGAATGTCACGCGAGTTGGGCAGGATCATCAGATTTCCTTTGGATTCCGTAGGCTCCGTGCGCCGCTGACACTGCCCGCACTGCACGCTGACAATGTACTTGTACAGGAACAAGTTCTGCAAGAGTTGGCAACTTTCTAAAGAGGTGAGGAGCAGGGTGAAGGCCTCGCCGGCGCATTGCTGGCCGCGCAGCGGCGCACTGATATGCCGTTTTTGCAGCAGGTACTGCATGCACTGGTTGTGCAGATTGATGTGCTGGTCGGAGGGCTGCGCGGCCAGCGCCTCAAGCAACAACTGCGCCAGTGGGTCCTGGGTCTTGCGCAATTCACGCACCAGCGCCGTACAAGAGCCCAGGCCCTGCAGCAGCGAGTTCCAGTAGCAAATGGAGCCCAGGTTGCGATACCCCTTTGGCGTACTAAGGAGGGTGAGGTCCAGGGGATCCATGTATTGTATTGCTTTCAAATTTAATTTAGCGTCCTACATGGTGCTTTTCAAACTCGTGATGAATTGCTGCGTGATGAACGAGGGCTCCACGGGCACAAATTTGAGGGCGACTCGCGTAAAGAAGAGGTACTCCACAATCCCGATAAAGGAAAATGTAACCGCGTTTTCCAGCATGAGTTCTTTCAAGTTGATGTTCACTCCGCCATACTTGAGGGTCGTCACGACGCCAAAGAAGAGTGCCCAGAGCCCTACATTGATTGCCGTGATCATGTGAAAGAGCCAGCGATTGTTCATCTCCATGGTTTTCTCCGGTTTGGAATACATACGGTTCAGCGTATCCAGTGGCAATTTCTCTGCGACCATTCCGATTTGATCTCTGTAGGGTCCAAGTCCATTGTGGATGGCATTCTCAATGTCATGGCGCAGTTCCTTCTCCAGTGTCCGCTTGCTCACCTTTGTAATGTAGAACACAAAGAACAGACTCAAGAACCCAAACAAAATTATCATGTGAAGTGCAACATTTACTCCAAAATTGAGATCTGCCATACTTATGAATTTAATCGATATATAATAAAATGCAAAGAAGAAATTTCTACAAATAATATATCAAATTTGACACCCTCAGCATGCTAGACGCCTATCATGTGGTAAATCTTGTTTTGGCGGTCACTTTGGTTTCTACCCTGATTGGGATATTCTTCTTTACGTATGCCGCGAAAATTGAAAGAGAGATTGTGGTTGCGCAAGTGAATTATATTACACAGGATTTGTTCAGCGATATCAACCAATTGGCGCCGGAGCAAGCCAAGGTCGCCCTGCGCTCCGCCATTTCCCGAATGCAGGCCCCCGCCATGGAGGCAGCAGACCAAGCAGTTGCTCAGCGAAACCAGGAGCTCATGACCAATGCCGGCAAGATCCTGGGCGCGGCGCTTCTCTGCGGACTGGGATCATCGTTTCTCATTGCCAAAAAATACAATCTCGATTTCAAGGAGCTGCTGATTTCGAATCTGATCATCCTTGCGGGTATCGGCGTCGTGGAGTTCTCATTCGCCACGTGGATTGCCACCAACTACATCTCAGGGGACCCCAACTATGTGCGCCGAGTCATCTTGGAGAGTTTGCGTACCCTCAGGTAACCCGTCGCATCTTTTAAAGCCCGTGACACACATACAAAAAAATAAATTATATTGTTTTAATCATGCAATCGGTACTCCGTAGCCGTATATATTTTGCATGAGCCAGACAATAACATTACTGTGCCTATTCTGTACTGCCAAATCCAGCGCGTTCAGGGTGCAGCCCTCGGTGCGATGCTCCCGCAAAAACTCCAGAACCTCCAAGTGCCCATTCTGCGCAGCCTTGTCCATGGCATATGTGGTGCACCCCTCGGAGCGGTGCTCGTGTAAGAATTGCACCACATCTAGGTGGCCGTACTCGGCGGCATAGTCCATAGCCTTGCTTGTGCAGCCCTCCTCGCGGTTCTCATGAAGCCATTTCACAATATCCAGGTGACCAGTTTGTGCGGCCCAGTCCATTGCAACTGTCGTACACTGATAGCCTTGTTGATGCATGTATATGGTAACAGCGAGGTGCGAAGACATGGCTAGGTCAACGATAACGCTGTATTCATAATCATTCAGTGGAACGTTGTGCTCATGCAACCAGCGAATCCCCTCCAAGTTGCCCTGGGATGCAAAATTGTACCACACGTCCTCGTCCAAGTCCAGTAAGAACTCCTGGAGTTTCTGCACCAATTCCAAAGGAAGTGTTGTGATGTTGAGCATTTTATGATAAATGACGCACGTTTTATTCATTTTTTTGCCATCCTTTCGCGGCCCAGAATCGCAGGAAGCACAAAAAAATAACAATATCACTTAACTGGCTTGTTAAATGTGTTCCTGGATGAGGAAGCACCGGGCCCAGCACTCGTCAATCACCTTGCGCGGCAGTACCTTAGCGTAGTTCTTTTCAATCAACAGCATCAAATCGGAGTTGCCAATGTCGGCAGCGGCGTCCAGTGCCATGGAAATAGAGCACTCCGGGCGATTTGCATGCAACCATTCAACTACGTCCGTGTGGCCATTCCTGGCGGCCAGTTTCATGGCATCCTCGGTGCAGCCCTCAGTGCGATTTCGGTGCAGCCACTTGACAATGTGAAGGTGTCCGTTTGCCGCGGCCATGTCCATTGCATTGGTCGTGCAACCTTCCCTGCGATTGAAGTGAAGCCACTGTACAACGAAAATGTGCCCAAACTGCGCAGCCCAATCCATGGCAATAGCAGTGCATCCTTCTGTGCGATGCCGGTCCAGCCAAATGACCAGGTCCAGATAGCCTAGACTGGCCGCGTAGTTCATGGCCCAGGCAGTGCAGCCCTCGCGTCTATTGGCATGCAAAAATCGCATCACATTTTGATGACCTCGGGCGGCGGCCATGTCCATGGCGTGCGTGGTACATCCCTCGGACCTATGGGTGTGTAACCAGCGTACAACGCTCAAATACCCTTCCTGCGCCGCCAGATCCATGGCTGTTGTCGAAAAGGGGTAATTGTGCATGTGGAACCATCGAATCACATTGAGCTTGCCTAATTCGGCGGCGATGTTGACCCCAGGAGTCAAATCGATGTCGCCCTGACGATGGAGCGTGTCCAGAAATTTGATATCCTCTTTGGTGATAATTTGGTAGATCAATTCCATGCTCGCGCAATAGTAATAATTAGAGAAATGATAATCATTTTTTTTGGCACCTCTAGATCCGCTGTGCCAGACTGCGAAAATTGAATTAAAGGCTAAAGCATTATAAAGATAAGAAACCCGTACCGGGAGTTTCCAAAATATGGAGGAGAAGCATGAAGAGTACGACAGTATGGAGGATCAGCCCACTATTGACTTCATCAACTTCACTCATGAGTCTCACCCGGGCCTAAGGCGCATGGTGCATCACCCCGTACGAGACCGCGCCCGCAACCGCTACAAAGGATCGCAGCAAAAGCTGGTGAAAGTGGCAAAAAAGACAGCCGCACCCGAGCGCAAGGTCAAGCCCAAGAAGCCCACGGGTGCCAGCCGCCTGCAGTTCTCCGACAGAGATTTGTTTGATGAAGTGGACGGCGTCGTGGTGTACAACGGAATGTCCCTGGGCGACCCGGAGCGTTTTCAAAAGAGCATTGACTTCTACCGCATGGTGGACAATGACATACTCACAGCACCCCGCTCTAGCACGATTTCGGTGACGGGACAACTCTCCAACATTGAATTCAATGAGAAGGTAGTGATTGAAAATCTGCCCCATCCCGAAGACCGCCGGATTCTCATGATTACCTGCGAGGGTGGGCAGATTGTGCAGGCGGATTACTCCCCAAAACAATCAAAAAAGAAAGCGGGTGCTGCGGAGTCGGAAAAAAAGAAGCAGTTCCCCAGCTCCATGCAGTTCACCATCATGGGCGAAGGCGACGCAGTCTTCAAGATCAAGTTGTTCCGCAACGGATCCGTGCAAATCCCGGGCGCCAAGGACAGTTTGCTGCGCGACATCATTCCTCCTTTGAAAGTCTTGAGGGACTACATGCGCCGATACATGGAAAACAACTCCATTGAGCTGACTTGGCTATCCACGGATATGCGCAACTACATTTGCCGCTTGAAGGACGACACGCTGCGCATTTTTATCGGCCGCATCCACGAACTAATGCGCAACATTCGCGAGTACGAGATTGTTCCTATTGAGGAGTTACAGGCGCAATATGAGAAATTCGCAGAGGGCCCCAATCCGCAAGGATTCATGGACGCGACCCGACAGACCAACATCAAGATCAATGAGATTGTGTTCAACCAGGAGCGCCGCTCGGGCATCAACTTCAAGTTCAACCGCCCCATCCGCCATAACGAGAACAAGCAGTTGACCATCAAAGTGCTTCAGAGTGGCAAAATTGATTTCGACGGGGCAAACAGCGAGATGGAGGTCATGGAGTTATACCACTGGATCGTGTTTCTGCTCAAGACCCACTGGCAGGACCTGATCTATGACCCCAAGTACTACCAGCACACGATCTCCGAAGACTCCGACGACTACCCTTATATCTACGATGACATGCTTCACTGCACTGAACTTCACTGAACAATGACGTCACTGATATAATTTTTTTTGTCTGGAATCCAAAAATCGAGCCCTTGATATACAAAATGTCACAAACAAACGACTCTGATGTGATTGATGAAGAGGCCAAAGGGGATTTTGTCAGCATGGCTGTGGACGGCGCATCCCTCATCCCATACAAGCACGTGATGTTTCTTTTTGTCATCATGGTATTTGTATTCAGCGACTTCTTTAACGCCAACGTCCTATCGTGTTTTATGGATTCCATGTACATGGACATCACCACAACCAAGGGCACCCTGATCCAGATCGCCACCGTGCTGATGCTGTTTGTTGTGGTAGACCTCATGATCAAGAACAAGGTCATCTAGGCTTGCAAAGACCCAGAATGTTGTAAAAAAAAAATATAAGACATGAATGCGACATTTTATTATAAAGCATGAAGAAATACAAACTATTATATGATATGACAAAATACAAGCGCGCTGTGTTCATCTTTCGCAGAGATTATCGCCTGTATGACAACCACGGACTGATTCGCGCATATACCGAGGCTGAATGTGTCATGCCGATCTTCATCTTTACACCGGAGCAAGTGACCAACAATCCCTATCTTTCGCAACGTGCACTGAACTTCCTTGTTGAGTCCTTAAAGGAGTTGGACCAGGAATTGCGCGCCCGAGGATCACGCCTGGCCGTCTTCTACGGCGATAACGTACGCATACTGCGCCACCTGGACTATGATGCCGTGTTTGAAAATGCAGACCACACGCCATACGCTATTCAAAGGAGTGAGGCGATTGCGGAGTTGTGTGCGAAACAGAAACGCGCATACCATCTGGTGGAAGACGTGTCACTGTATCCTGTCTTGGGTTCAGCCAAGACCTATGTAAAATTCACACCCTTCTTTCGCCACGCAAAGTCTTTGCCGCCACCGGCGCGACCACAACAGCCAAAGGTCAGTGCATGGCGCGAAAAGCTTGATGGTGAAATCACCGGCTGGGCCACACGCTTCTTCAGACATGGCAACACGGAATATGTCAAAGGGGGGCGAAAGAATGGGCTAGTGTTGCTGAGGCGGCTGGCAGAGCTGCGGCAGTATCAACATACCCGCGACATCCCGTCGCTGTCCACCAGTCATCTGAGCGCCCACTTGCACTTTGGCACTCTATCCCCGCGCGAAGTCTACTGGAAAATTGTGGACTTGTTTGGTAAATCGCATTTGCTCCTTCAGCAGCTGTTCTGGCGGGAATTCTACATGCATATCATTCGCTACAAAAACAACAACTACAGCAAGCGCGCGGTCACGCTGCCCAAATTCAACCACCTTGGCCCCTTGTGGACCATAAAGCACCTGGACGCGTGGAAAAGGGGTATGACAGGATGCCCAATCGTGGATGCTGGTATGCGGCAGGTCCTGGCCACTGGCTGGATGCACAACCGCCTGCGCATGATCGTGGCACAGTTTCTGATTTTCTATCTTCGGACACACTGGAAGCATGGCGAGCAGCACTTCAGTCGGCAGCTGGTTGACATTGATTACTGCAACAATCTGGGAGGCTGGCTATGGTGCTCAGGCCAAGAAGTACACAGCAATGCATGGTACCGCGTGTTTAGCATGCCCCTGCAATCCAAGCGCTACGACCCGGATGCCGTCTACATCAAGACCTGGTGCCCGGAGCTCCGCGACATTCCACCCAAGCACCTGCACGAGTGGCACCTGCACTTTCAAGACTATCCAAAGGCGAACTACCCGAAACCCATCATCGTAGACCACAAAGCCCGCAAAGCAGAAACTTTGGCGGCCATGCGGCGCTACTTCTGATCACTTGCGCTTATTGGTTTTCTTTTTTGTGGGTTTGCGCGAGGTCGAGCGCTTTCGTGGCTTGCTGCGTCTCCGCGGGGCTGATTTGCGCGGCGCCAGTTCCTGTTTCGCGCTCTCTGCCTGGGCCATATTATTGAGGGTTTTTTTGACGCGTTCTTGCAACTCGCTGTCCAGCAAGCGCTCGTTGAGCATGGCGCGAATGGCGCGGTTGGTTCGCTCTTCCTCGCGGTTCCTAGAAACAGCATTGTACAATGCGGTCCCCATTCCAAGGTTGGACAACGTGTCCATGCTGGCCTGCAACTGCGCTTTGGCGGTGCGCTCGTTCTGAAGTTCCTGTTGCAGTCTGCGCGTCTCTGCCGAGTAGTCGGGCGTTGGGGCCACTGGGCGCGGCGCCGCGTATGAACTTTGCGGAACGGAAAGCGTGCGATTCGCTACAGGGTAAGCTGCATTAACATCGTTGATGCAGTCTGGATCATTGTCGCATGCGTTCAACAAATACTGGAACTCAGTTTCGCCGCCGCGCCGCACCCAGGTCCCCCCGCCTCCGCCATGCCGCGCCGACTTCTTTTGAAATCCCATTACGCGTATATCAAGGGGAAGAAAACCCTGAGTAATAAAAAAAGGGAAATGTGTATGCACGTATAAACAATGTACGCTAAACCCACTAGTATAAACAAGTACATAGTTTCCCAAGATGGAGCATGATACATGTATCGTGTACATCTCGCCGAATTTTATCAAGCAGGCCGGCCTGCTCTGGTTCAATTACTACGATGCCTTTGAAAACCATCACAGACTCTTTCAATTCTTTCAAAGGCAGGATGGTGAGGGCGCCAGCATTGTTTTCTTTGGCAACTTGCCTGGGTGGCGGCGGAGTCCACACCAGCGCAGCGGCTTGGACGAGGCAATCGCCTTCACCAGGCACATTTCAGCCATGATTATTTTAACGCCGGCCAACAATAAGTACCACATCCCAAACACAAATGCAGCCCGGCTGGTAGAAACGCTGACGGAGACCACGATGGACCCGGCGCAGTGCTTTGTTGTCGGTAGTAATGGAGGTCAATGCAAGAAGCCAGACACTGACAGGGCGTTTGCCTCCAACTTGGGCATCCAGTACATCCCGCTGAACGCCTTGCTGCCACAGTATCAGCCAGCCCCGTGGTCCTGGCGCTTTTCCTTCCCATCCATACACGAGCGCCGCACCCTCATCAACGCGAACAATCAACAACCCCGTCCAAGTATAGCCAAAGCACTAATGGACGCCCGGCTGACCTTGGTGATAGTGACTGGACCGCCGTCTTGCGGCAAGCATTTCTTCGCAAAACAACTCCTTCTCCTTTGGAAACAATTGAGTAAGGGAGACCCTGTGGTCACCAACCTACCTTTCGACGACTGCCAAACAGAGAAACGCGTGTGTGTTGACAACACCCTGGACTGGTTCACGGTTCCTCCTGACGCCCTGATCATTGATATCAAGATGAATTTGACCCTTTGTAAGTGCCTGGATCATTATAAAGTGCACATGGCGCAAGAGGCCACCGTGCGACTCAAGACGGACCGAGACTTTGCCAACTGGCGAACGCGTCACGAACAGCTCGAGCGGCCAGGCGCTTTTCCAAGCCGGATCGAGTACACCAACAAACTAGAACTGGAGGATAAAAAGGAATTCTGGTATCATTACTGAGCGCAACGGTACAAACAGAAAAAAAAATATACTAGAAGCATATACTATAGAATGAAAGCACTAACGAGAAATGCGGCTTACGCATTCATTGCAATCGAAATGGCTGGGCCACTGCGATAGTTGAGCAGCACCACGTCCTCAAACTCAAATGCGGTGATCTCACGCGGCGCGCCCTCTCGGATGTGCAGCACTGGAAACGGGTAAAATGGCCGCTGGACCAGCTCGCGTGCCGCGTCGACCTGGTTCAAATACAGGTGTACATCGCCCGCCGACCAGATCAGGCGCTTGGCCTTCAGCCCGCAGACATGCGCTAATAAGTGGCTGAAGAGCGCCCCGGTTGCAATGTTCCAGGCGCCAGCCAGCACAAAGTCACTGCTTCTTTGGATCATCTTGGTGTGCAGCGCCCCGTCTTCGACAAAGAATTGGTAGCCATAGACACATGGCGGCAACGCCACGTTTGGCTCCGCAGGGTTCCATAGGTTGATGACCATGCGGCGGCTGGTGGGGTTGGTTTTCAACAAGTGAATGACATGCGCCAGCTGGTCAAAGCCCTGCCCGCTGTAATTCGTGTGGCAGTCGCGATACGGAGCGCCGAAGTGCCTATACTGGTGTCCATAGGTCCCGCCGATGTCTCCTTCGGCGAGCGACAGACCTTGAGCATCCAGAAACTCCCGGGTAGTGTTGGGCTTCCAGATGTGAATTTTTTTCTGCTCCAGAATGCGCGAATCGGTCTGGCCGCGCAGCATCCACATCAACTCCTCAAAAATGGCACGGAAGTTCTGGCGGCGCAGAGTCGACAGGGGTAGAATGCCACCGGACAAGTCAAACTCCAGTTGCGTACCAAATTCGCTGACCACTCCTACTCGAGTACGGTCCAGGCGGGTCTGGGCGTTGTCGACCTGTACGAGTAAGCGCTCGACAACTTCGCGCACACGCCGTTCATCCCTGAACGTGCGTTCAAAGGTGTGCAAAGCATGGCCTTCTCTATAGAGATCAGTTCTGCTCCTGCGCTCCTTCGCGCAGTCCTTCAATGGCTTCATGAACCAGTCCCCTTTTAGCATGTCTCCCAGGAACTCCGCCTTTGTGTCGCAGTCATACGTCCCCTTGATCCAAGTTACGTAGATGTTGTGCGCGAAGGGAAGCATCTCCTGATAAAGGCGGCGACCCCCAATCACCCACGCCGTCTCACTCGGGAGCAACTTGCGAAAGGAGGCGCGCGAGAAGCACTCCAGCAGCGTGCGTAAACTGCGAAAGATGAGGTCCCAGTGTTCCGTGTCAAAGGTCATGTTTGCATCAAGCACCAGAGTCTGATTGTCTTGAGGCAGCAGCTTTGTGCTGAGAATGATGTTCACTCTCCGCGGGAGTGGACGTTTTGGCAGGCTTTCCCAGGTGTTACGGCCCATGACCACGACGTGGCCCGAGGTAAACCTCGAGAAATGCCCGAGATCGGCCTGGGAATGCCACGGAATGGTACCGTTTTTCCCAATCCCATGGGCTTCGTCGCATGCCAGGATCATATTGATTTCCATCTCTTTAACAGTTTTGTACAATGATCCGGCGATGATCAATTTTTTTTTGGTATAAGTTATATATGTTAATGTATACATAGCATGCCGATTGTTTGGCGTTCTAAGGGTGGCGTGTGGAAGAACTTCTCTGCCACTGGCAAAGGAGAATTGTACAATTCAGATACCAAGATCATCAAAAAGGGAAACTTTTCATCCGGGTCCAAACTGACCGATGCCAATGGCACACTGATTGACTACAGCGGTACAGATGGCGCCTTTATCTATGTGGGAAACTTCGAAGATTCTTCTAAAAAGGGTGCACTTGTGCGTTACACGATCCCGAGTCAGGAATGGAAAGAGCTGCTGGCCAGCAAGACTGGCAAGGTCCTGGGAGTTGTCAAAGAGCAGTGTGTATATGATAATGACACGCTGATTAGCAGCGATGCGGCCGCACCCGTCAACATCAAGGTGAGCTTGGCGCTGCTTCCAAACTCTTCGGACGCCATCTCGCGCTTCGATTTTTCATCCTAATTCAATATGTAAATGTTGAAGTAATTGTTTTTTTTTTCGATATGTTCACTCTTCGTCCATATGAATCGGAAAATGTCAGTCCAAATATATAGTATTCATGTTGGCCCCAATTGAAGAGCGCATTGAGAAGCACGGCCATGCGTTCCGCTTTGAGCATGCCGAAGTCACAGTGCTGCAACGCGCTGTTCATCAATACCTCGTTTTTTTAATCAACCGGGAGCTGGATGCCCTGCCGCAGAAGTCACTTTCGCGGATTGTGAACAAACTCCCCGCCAGTGAAATCTCTCAGGCGTTCAGTGAGTTGATAGAAGGACCCTTCGCAGGTGACTTTCCCTGTTTTGAGAACGCCTTCAGCATGGCCGCCTACAACAAGAACATGATCCGGGTGGTGCTGTACCAAAGAACGAAGCACAAATTTGTTCAGGGAATGCAAAAGGAGGTTCAGCAATGGGTTCAAGCCGCCATCCGGAAGCCACTGCTTCCGATATCCTTTCGTCATGTGCTGGACAACCTCCTCATCTTTAATATCTCTCTGTGAGTATAAAATGCATTTGCTTCTTCTACCCACACAACTGTTTGACTTTCGAAAGGTGGGGGTCGTGCCGAGCAAAGTCACCCTGTATGAAGACCCCCACTTCTTTACCGCATTTCGCTATCACAAGCTTAAGCTGCTCTACCACCGGCTTACATGTAAGGTACAGGCCGAGCTCCTGCGCAAGCAAGGGTACGCCGTGCGGTACGTGGAGTTCCACGAGAAATTGCCAAAGGAAAAATGGCACATGTTTGACCCCGTGCATCATGAACTACTAGACAAGTACAAGAAGGGTGGGGCCACCATCCTGCCGACCCCACAGTTCCTCGATGCTAGCCCACTGGACCCAGGAAATGGGGGCCACGCACCCTTCTATCGCCGTATGCGCAAGCGGCTCGGCGTGCTTATAGACAAGACCGGCCCCGTGGGCCGGAAATGGTCCTTCGACGAAGCCAATCGGCTGCCACCCACCTATAAGGCAGGCCCGCCAGCACCGCCGAGACCGCGCCATAGCACCGTTCCTCATTTTGCTCAACTATACGCACTCAGTGCCCAGTACATCCACACTCATTTTGACTCCAACTATGGGGACATTCCGGACAGGGCCGCCCAATTTCCGTACCCTGTGGACCATGCCGGTGCCCGGCACTGGCTGCGTGACTTTGTTGCGCACCGCTTATCTTCCTTTGGACCCTATGAAGATGCCATTGATAAGAACAGCGATTTTGTCTACCACTCCGTGCTCAGCCCGATGATGAACATTGGGTTGCTGCTTGACCGCGAAGTTCTGGAGGCTGCGCTGCGCTGCCAGGATGTGAAACTCAATTCTCTTGAGGGGTTCGTTCGCCAAGTCATTGGGTGGCGACAGTACGTCCACGCCCTGTATGTGCATCGGGGAAAGGTGCTAAAGAGGAGTAATTTTCTGGGGCATAGGCGCAGGCTGACTGACGCCTGGTGGACCGCGTCCACTGGGATGCCGCCGGTCGATGCAGTGATTCGGAAAATCCAGCGGCTGGCCTATGCGCACCACATCGAGCGGCTGATGGTGCTGGGGAACTGGATGTTGCTGAACCAGACTGACCCACGGGAGGTCTACCGGATCTTTATGGAGTGGACCATTGACGCCTATGAGTGGGTGATGGTGCCAAATGTCTTTGGAATGTCGCAGTTCGCCGATGGCGGGCAGATGATGCGCCGCCCGTACTTCTCTGCGGCGGCCTACCTACTCAAAATGAGCAATTATGGCCGCGGAAGCGGTGACGACGACTGGGTGGAGCTTTGGAACGCCTGTTACTACGCGTTCATCGACAAACACAAGAAGAAGCTGGCCAAGAACTACTTCATGCAGCCGGCGCTGCACGTGTGGAAGAACAAGCCCCAGGGCGAGCGCCGTCGGCTTCTGCGCTTGGCTAAAGAATATGCGGCAAGGCAGTAACTAAACCTACGGGCTTGACAAATATATGGAAATGTTACAAGTATGGTATTGTCTGACTCCAGTGAATCCGATAAAGAGAAGGCGTGGTCTGCTACCAGTACAATGGACTCGCCCTCCAAGACTCCCTCCACTACCAAGTATCGACACGCGTATGGCATCGCCTTGGTGCGCAACAACCCAAAGCAAAATAACCGCATGGAGGTGCTGCTGATCAAGCGTCGCATGACATACCACTTCTACAGCTTTGTGATGGGCCACTACCACTTGAAAGAAAACAACCAGTTTCTCAAGTACCTCTTTGACAATATGACTGTCTCGGAGAAACTGGATATCCTGAATATGAATTTTGACACGATTTGGTATCGGGCGTGGCTCTACAATCCGGAGAAAGACATTCGCGTTTATAGCAAGATGTGGGATGAGAAGGCCCACTTTTTGCCGCAGTGGCTCAACACCTCAGTCAGCTTCACCTACAAGAACTACCGCAAGAAGAAGTCCAAGTTCGACCTGGCCTTTGGGAAGAACCCGGAGCGGTTGAAGCAACTGCTGCACCAAAGCCAGAGTGTGGAGTCGCTGTGGGATATTCCAAAGGGGAGAAAGGACGACCATGAGTCGGATTTGGAGACCGCTATGCGGGAGATGTATGAGGAAACCATGATTGCCCCGCATGAATACCAGCTGGATCCGGCGCAGAAGCCCATTGTTCACACCTACAAGGACCAGGATGTGATTTACGTGAATACATTCTACCTGGCCCACCTCGCCAACCCCGAATGGCGTCCGCGCCTCCACTTCAACTCTCGCACTCAGATGAGTGAGACGGAGTACGTCAAATGGGTGAGTGTGGCGGAAATCGACTTTCTCAATATGAACAAGAAACTCACCAAACAGCTCAAAATCACATTTGAAAAAATTAAAAAAGCAAACCGCACTCATAAACGCATTCAGCACGTGTACTAGCATGTTGGTTGCTGGGGTTGGGGGGAATTAATTTAATTTTTATAATCTTTCTTCTAAATGATATACTTACGATGATCACTGGTGGTAAACCTCGTCGTCGTAGTGTCACAGGCGGAAAAAAAAAGCGCAATGGCTCCAAAACCAGAAGTAAGTCCAGAAAGAGAGGCGGATCTCGCCGCGGCGGAACTCGCAGATTTTAGAGAGTGACTAGATTTTGAAAGGGGCAACTAAGTCGCGGCTGCGTCCAGCTTTAGAATGTCAAAGAGGAAGCGAGCATCCTCAATAGTGCCACAGTTCATTTCAAAGATTAACGGCACCTTATTTTTTTTTGCCCATTGCACGATGAAGAAAAACCCGCTACCCTGGAGCAATTCCCTGTCACGTGGACGCAGAGTGTCGTGTTTGCGGCGCAACTCGGGAGTTACAAAGCGAGCCCAGATGCCGTCTGTGGCGGCCAGCGGGATTTGATGGACATCCCGACCGCGCCCAAAATTCTCTTCTAAATTAGCATTGAAGTGAATCAGCTCCACGCGCTTAGGAAACTCGAGGCCCTCAAACCATTCTTTGGCCTGCTCCCACGTAGACAAGTCCACGCCCGAACGCCAAAGGTGTGAAGTGTCGATGCAGAGTCCCCACGGAGTGCAAGCCTTTTGCATGGCCCGGCAGAAGGCATTCAGTTTCGCCGGCGTTTCATAGCTTTGCGTTGGGTGCGGGTTAAACGCCGGAGTCTCAAAGATGAACTTGGCCGTGTGCTTCGCCAGTATGGGCCGCAGTCGCTGCATCACTGCCACAAACTCCTCGGCGGGCTTCTTCACAAAGTGAAACACCACTCCTTCGGCCCGCAGTGTGTCTGCCAGTTTAAATTGTTCCGTCAGGTACGCCTCGTAACGCTCTGGATGGTTCCAAAGGGCAGTGGCCACGTAAGGGGAGTGGATGTACAACTTGTCCACTTTGGTGGTGGAGGGCGCCTCGGGCTTGGCAAACTCGGCGTTAAGCGCGGTGGAGCGCGGCCCATGGGTGAAGATCTGCGCGCATGACCCAGATAGGCAATTGGCCAGCGCCACGTCCCGCTGCACGGCTTCGGCAAGACTTTTGCACGCCGCCACGCCTTCCACTTTGGACTCTTTGCTGGAATGCACTCCCCACATAATCGTTTTCGAGTGCTATATGTATGGTAGATCAATTTATTTGCTTGGTTTACCATTTCAGGGCGTGGTAGAACTTACCGGGTTCGGCCTCCTCAAACATCTCCTTGGTGACCACCGCGTTCCATTTCCAATGCTCGCCGATGAACTCCTCGGGCAGCTCTGCATACTCACACCCCTTTGTAGCCTTGCACAGGCTATAGAGCGATGACTCGCTCCACGCGCTGATTCCATCCTTTGAAAGCGCGTGTAGCACATCAAGAAATGGACGAGAAAACCGCACGACAAACTCCGAAATGATGCCAAAGGAGTTAGCGCAGTACTGGCGGTAGCGCTCGGTGAGGATCTCTTTCCAGTGCCAATCGGGCTCCATTGTGGGAACGCAGCGGCTCGCCATCAGATCGCATTGAATCCTTTCGCACTCCAGGAGAATGGCGCTGAGTGACCCCGACACACCCACATCGTCCTCAATGACCCAGATGGTGTCATAGGTCCACGGTAGCTTTTGCACCAGCAAATTAATCGCCTCCGCATAGAACCCCCAGGCCAGTTTTCGCTTGAAATACTTGCGCGAAAGGGAGGAAATGAGCCCGAGCTTGCGAAGCCAACGTTTCCACCAGGGGCACCGCTCGAGCTTGAGCTTCTCGAGCAACTCCTCGAGAACGGGATATTCGCGCAGCATATCGGCTTCGGTGTACTCGTGGAAGCGAATGAGGTCGTGTTCCTCTTGCAAATCTGCTATCAGATGCTCCTCGATGCGCGATCTAACCCATCCTTTGTGTGGGGCACTGGACTCATCAATGGACACCCATGTGTCAATTCCAGCCTGCTTGAGATCTCGCGCCCACTCAATGATTCGATGGATGCGCGCCTCACTGGGATCGTGTGTGCGAATAATGACCAAGAGGTGAGAAATTGCCGGAGTGCTCCACATGTAGGTATGTCAACATAGTCAAAGTTTAACACCGTAAAACTCATGGGTAACGTAACTGTCAAAAAAAAATACACTCCCACGCCCATTATGATGCAAAAGTGAGGCAAACCAGCAAGTCGTGCATGAGCAGGCGCTGGTACTCCGCCATATTCTTTTTGAATTGCAAATCTCCAATGGTGCCCAACAGTTTATCGCGCTCCTGTAGATCTTTGGAGCCCATCCACTTGACAAAGGTCGACCGCGGGCCTTTCCAATACAACCAGGAGGTGTTGAGGGCCACCGGGGTTCGGTTGATGTATCGCGCGTACATGCGCGTGGACAATTTACCTTCCTGACGCAACTTCTGCAGGGCCAAGGGATCATGCCAGTAGTTGCACATCGGCCCGCCGTTCGCGGAGTTGTGCAGGGCCTTGCAGCCATTCCCACTTTCGCAACTGAGAAAGGAGACTTGCGGACTTGACTCGGCCCTGTGGAACTCCTGTTTGGTTTTGACAGACAAGAGGTTCCCGCGCACTATGGTCCCCCCAATGTTGATCGCGTACTGGTTTAGAGAAGTCACATAGAAGAGCGGGGTCTCCTCGACCTCGTCCAAAGTCCGCACGATTAGCCGCTTGGGCTCCAATACGTCGCAGGGCTTGATCTGGGGTGGTTTCTTGGCGTACAAACGCCGCAATTTCTTGTGCATCTCAATCATGCTGCGGTACACCTCCTCCACGTGCTCGGTCATGATGCGCATCTCATCATCCAAATAGAGGAAGGTGTCATGGCACTTGTCCTGCTCGGCGGCGCTGAGAATTTCTTTACTACGCAGCAGGTATTGCTGCAAGGTCACGTCCATTTTGATTTTTTATTTTGTGGTATACCATAAATTGAATTTTTAATAAATTTTTCTTTTTTATTTTGGAGAATATAGACATAATGGAAGGAGGTCTTGGTAACTTCTACTCTCAGAAAGGAGGGCTACACGGTTCTTCCTCTAGCGCGTTTGAGGATTACTCCGGTGGGTGGGACTGGAAAAGCAATCCCCGCGAGACGTTCATTGGCGCCTTCGCCATCTACACTTTGGTTCTTCTCATGTGGGGAGTGTACATCTTTAATACTCAAAAGGAGAAGGCAAAGTTCTTGTTCGGCATTGCCGTCGTAAACATCTGTTTTGGCCTCTTTTTCTACAACTACATCTGGAAATCCTTGACCAATGCCACCGGGTGGTAATCATTTAATCACATTCATCCTCTATACTTACAACTTCACTGCCAAGCTCATTCATCAACTCAATGTCTTCTTTTTTCATTTCTTCCTTCATGTGCTCAAAGTTGTTGTCTAGCATCTTGAGCAACGACTTGATGCGCGGGTCCTCCACCTTGTTCACCTTCTTGCGGAGGTAGTTAATGATGGTCTTGAACTCAATCAAGACTTTTGGGTCTGCATCCTGTGTCTGGGCCACCTCGAGGATGAACATTTCCATGATCAGGTTCGAGTTGTTGGCGGATTTGGCATCGCGGTAGTACCTCTTAAAGTTCTTCTCCAGCAGATGCACGCTCTTCTCAATGATGCGAAAGGCGTTCTGGCAGCGCGGGATTTTGCGCTTGAAGGAGGAAATGGCCTCGATCAGCATCGCGCTGAACTGCTTGATGTCCACATCGGGACTCGTGACCAAATCGTAGATGTCGATGCCGATCCAGTAAATATGCGACATGATCTTGAGGATCATCTTGCGCCCGGTCAGGTCCAGTTGCTCCTCGGACCAGATGTACTTGAGGTCCAAAGAGGTAAAAGTCAATGGCTTCAGGCTGCCGGGCTCCTTGTAAATAAATTCATCCGGCTTCATTGTCAGCGTCTGCTCCGGCAGAATGATGTCCACGTCTAGCGCTGCGTTTGGATCTTTTTTTTCCTGGGCCTGCTGTCGCCGCTCACGTTCTTCTTTGGGCATGTAGACCTGGATCAGTGCTGCCTTGAACTGCGCCAGGTTATCGGCGGAGTCCACGATATGTCGAATGTGCTCGTTCTCCTTGATGGCGCCATAGCGCTTGTTTGTGGCCTCCTGCACCCGCCGATACAGTTCCAGATCGACTTTGGGATCCAGTAGTCGCTGGTACTCCTCCGGCAAGAAGTCGTGGCCGGTGTACTCTTTGGTCAAATCCAGGTCAAGGGAGGAGACAATGCCCTCTAAAAAGGCATTCAGCTCCGCTTTCCAGTGCTGGTGGTGCGGAAAGTAGCCCCAGAAGCCATCAAAGTTGGTCAGAACGTTCAGGACTTTGTGTGTCTTGATCATGTAGTTGTACATTTTGGCCATTTTAGGGGAAATCACCTCGATGTCAGCCTCCGAGGTACCCATCATTTGCTCGAACATATTCTGCATCTCTTGAGCATCCTTCTCGAGATGTTTCGGGATCTTGGCACTGAAAGCTTTCGACATTTGTGTTGTTTATAGAAACCATAGTAGGATTTAACTGCCCGCTGGCACCAGCGCAACGAGAACAAGAAAGCAAAAAAAAATCAGGGACGTCCCACTTACTGCATGCCCGGAGTACGCTGCTGAATAATCGTGAACTTGATCACAGCGACCATGAGTGAGTGCAACTCGCCCCAGACAATGTTCTTCTCCTCGTTGGACATGACACTGAATTTTGACTTGAGGATATTCATGAGGTCCTGCTGCAAATCAAACTCGCCACTGTCCGTCGATACAAATTCATCCAGCGTCAATCCTAGGAAGGTTTGCTCGTCGCGGTCGTTGATGGCCTCCTTATACTTCCAAATGTAGGGCTGGGATTCTTTCACCAAGTACAGAGGACTTGCTTGCACGAGCAACTTGAGTTGTGCACGTGCCTCCTGCAAATGCTGATTTTGCGGGTCCAGTTTGTGCGCGATTGCCACCAGTTTGGCGACGCTAGCATTGGCTTGATCGGCGATGGGGATCAGCTGGTCGACCGTGCGGTTGTCAAGAGACATTTTATGTATATATTCCTCAGCTTCTTATTTATAATAAAAGAAAAAGAAATGGTATAAAATGGACATCGTTCACAAGTTGGATGAGTTGACTGAAAAAATCAACCTCTCCTTGGACGAGAGCAAGACCACGCTGCCTTCGGACTCTGCGAAACTCGACAACCAGGTGAAGAATGCCGTCCGGCGCATGGCGAAGATGCGCGAGTATCTGCACTTGGCGCTTGCGGCTGTCCTGGCCGCGCACAAGGTGATCACCATTGAGCAGATCCCGCAGTTCCACCTGCCGGTCAACTTGGAGGAACTGGTGCAGTTGTCCGGAATGTACGGCGATGCGCTCGTGGACTGCGACGCTGCACTCTCCACACTCTACCACCACGCCTCCTTTCGCCTATTTGAGATCATGAGTCGGATACACCCGATGCTCATTTATCATGTCATTGATGATGCCAAGTACGCAGAGGCCGTGCTGGATTGTAACGAGGGTATGCCACTGTTCAAGGAACTGATTTTTTCAATTGGCGAGGTGGCACGCGCAAAGTACCAGGTTACTCCCGAAACAGAAACCTGCGAAATTGGTGCATGATCGCATCGTTCACATCTGGCGACTGAAAGTGTTCTTTTTCGACCCCATGTAGCCGGCTCATGATGTAGTACAGAGCGTACACTCCGCAACTATGATTATCATTTTGGTACACAATGCAGCTCACCTGAACGGGTTTGATCATTTTTTTTAACTCCTTCCCCCACCGCACGCTTGCCGTGGCCATCCAGTCGAGCACCTCGGGCATTGGCTCTTTGCCCGCACTGTCAAAGTATTCGATGGTGAACTGCTCTGGGTCGCGAAAGTCGCCAAAGACCGCGAGCCAGTGGATGCCTTTCCCAGTGCTCTTGTCTGTGTTGAACACCACTCCAAATGTCCGTTTATTGTGGTTCAGGTAGTACTCCGGGAATTCTAAAGAGTGCAGCTGGATGTTGTTCTCGGTGGGCAGCGGCCGTGTCTGGAAGTCGCGCATATGGAAATAGATGTGCAGAAAGTCCTTATACTTATCCTGGAGTTGCTCCAGAACACTGTCGATTTCAGTGTTGCTGAGCCAGGCCGTGCCAGTCTTTGGCCCCTTGGGCTTAAAATACGTTTGTAAAATTTCGTCCGCGTTTGGCAGGACGGTGTTCATCTTTTCCACCACGCACACCTGGGTGTCGCAATTGGTCTTTTGCTTGATCTTGTTCATGGCCTCCTGCAAGTTTTGAGAGGCCACATTCAGCGACTTGCTCAGTTGCGTTACAATTTGCGAGGGTAAACAAACGAGTTTATCGTGGTTGGAGTGGGCGCATTCCCCATCGATTTTGTCCTTAAATTCCATATTTAGTATATTGTAAACAAGAAATTATGTGCTGGTTTTTTTGTCGCATTGTACCGCGGGTATTTGCCGCAGGGAATTTACCCCGCGCATTAGAGTTTGTGATCATAATATATGAAGAATGCCAGAGGAAATCTTTCTCACCTCGTTTCGCGGAGGACAGAGCCACGCCACCGTACAGCCGAAACGCCTCCATGCAACCGTGAAACTCATGAACAAAGTCTGGAAAGAGTTTCAACAGACGCATCCACAATTTCAAAGAGAGGAAACCCCCGAGCAGTCTGAGCAAGGCCTTCTTCTAGAGCTCAGCGCCTATTTGATCAAATCCCCGTATTTGACAGACCAGACGAGCCTCGAGTCCCACATTGACGGGATCGAGCAGCTCATGAACATGCCACCCGAGGAGTTCATCCGCGAAGTGGCTCGAAGGCTTGGCGTCGAGGAGATCCACAACGTTTCCATCCAGCGGGTGTTCTTTGAGTGGCTTGAGTTGTACACGTGCGTCATCAAGAAAGTCGCCAAGCGCGTTGGCCGTACCCTTCCTTTGAAGCGCTGGAAAGAGACCCACCCGGAAAGCTCCTCTGAGATTCTGTCGAACATCATCGAGGACAAGGAGTTTCGCCTGAAAAGCAATCGCCCCGAGTACCAGAAACCAATCGACGAGTTCTACAGGGTCAATGCCAACTTTGAGTACAAAGGGTTCTGCCGCCGAGTGCCGCACGACCGCCTCAAGATGCTGCTGCAGTTCGACATTCGGCCGCTATTCAAGATCATCAAAAAGGAGCACAAAATCCCTGCAGACTTGAAGCTGGACTTGCACGTGAACCAATACACCTTTGTCATGCCCCGGCTGCACGCCACCGGCTCCAAGACCCAGCAACTGATGAAGGCGCTCGAAACATTCATGTTGGCGCTAAATACGGCACTGCCGGAACTGCTGAAGTTCGAAGCGGACCAAATTAGTCGCGCCAAACGCATCGATGACTTTGCCGAAGCCATTCGCGATTTCTGCAAGAGCATCTGATTAAATATAATTAGTCCCCGCATAATTTGTTATGTACCATATAGACCGATGTTACCGGTATTCCGGGGGTACCTGCTCTTTACTACACAAAACCGCAGGTTGTTTCTCGTTCAGGGTGGGGCCGGTGACTGCCTTACTGCGGAGACGGAGTTGCCTCAGCAGGCACTCATTTTGGCATCGCACGAACAGGGGTGCCAGTTTATCCTTGACAATGTCCTGTACAATGTGGGGTTGGCGACCATCCTGTTTGGCCTGGTGGACACTCCAATGATTGAGATAAAGGACCTCAGCTGCATGTCTGAGAAAGCGCGCCATGGGACCCCGGTCATATTCTTTTGGCAGCAAATGAGCGACTTCAAGCAGGGCAAACCACATGCTATTCAGATCCAACCTATGAAGCGCTCGTTCACGCAGTTCTTGTCAGCGCGGAAGGACCCTGGGGTCGTTTTTCAGCGCTCTGCGCGCGCAGAGTTAAAGTGATAAAATTGAAACTATTATATAAAAAAAACGACATGTCGACCGACTCCCTTTATATCAAGTACCAAAACATCCAAAAGTTTATCGTGGACTACCGACGATATGAGTTAGAGAATGACGCGTTCTATGATCTGAACCAGTTCACGGAGAAGATCCAGTCTTTATCCTATATTAAGCACACGCTTGTTGACCGCAAGAACAATACCCATGTTATCCTGTTCTTCTTCAAGGAGGACAGCAAGTATATCAAGGTCTCGCAGTACTTTCGACAATTCATGGAGGGCCTAGAGCGCAGCTATGATGATAAAAAAATCGAGGTAATCCTGATTGTCAAGACCCCGCTTGTCTCGCACATTAAGAACTCGTTACTGCCCCAGTTCAACACCAGGTTCCCAGTGCACGTGTACTACCACCGCGTCTTCACCATTGAGATCAACAAGGGGGCGCTGTGTTCGCACCACAGCATTCTAACCCCGGAAGAAGTCAACTACCTCTGCTCCCACGAACTCTGGGTGCTGCCCACGGACTTGCCTATCATTTACGCGGATGACCCGCAGTGTATTTGGATCGGGGCCAAAGCCGGCGATGTCATCAAGATTGACAGCCTGTCGGATTTGACGGGCAAGACCCTGCGCTACCGCTACGTCACCCAGTTACAGGAGCGCTTCACAGAGACAGAGGACATGAAGGACGAGGACGACGAGGTGGACAAGCCTGAAACCGAAGATCCCGCCAAAGAAGACGAGGATGAGGTTGAGGTACTGTCCTCCTCCAGCGGGGAGGAGGCCGAGACCGACCAGCCAGGACGCAAAAAAGAGAAAAAGGGGGGCGAGAGCTTCATTGATAAGGTATATGGCGGTGGCAGCGACTCTGAGAGCTACTCGGCCGACTGTACCAGTTCTGACGATGAGCACTAATCATACAGCTCAGTAAACTTACCCCACTTGTCTTCCGCCGCATTAATCAGCTGGACATCATGGATGACCTGTGCGATTTTTTTTTCGAACGTATTCAAGTATCCTGGGACCTTCTCGACCAGGAGGACATCGGCCGCGAAACATTTCCAGGCGAGCGCCCCTACGTACGTGTGCTTTTCGGAGCAGCGCTGGCGTGCGGCATAGGCAGCCGCTAGACATTCTGCAGGCGATAGGCTGGAGGGCGCCGGGTTGCGCCCGAGCTGCCGTGGCAGTGTGAATCTATCGTGGAATACCACAAGTGGCCCGTATTGCACCGATAACCATCCCCTTTGGACCTCATCCAACATCCGCTCGACAAAGATCTCGGCTTCCTTGAGCGAGGGCATGGCGTCCACTTTATCTCCCACGTTGAACTCTATGTCAAAGATGGAGAGCGAAGTGTCTTCCTCGATGGACTCATCAAACTGTGCCGAAAGAAAGGAGGTACATTCTTCAGGCACATAGGAGTACTCGGACCTAGCCTTGCGCTGCTCATCTGTTTGAAACAAGGTCATGATTCCCATGGCCAGCGGGCGGTCGGATGCAAATTTCTTCTTGGCGTCCGAGGCATGAAACTGGTGCAGGTACCGTCCATTGTCGCAGAACTGGCTCACCGTGCACAGTCGAAACATGGCGTTGCTGAAGAGGCCCATCTCGCAGATGTCGATGTCGTGTAGCCCGGCGAGGACCTGAGGTCGATAGTACTTGGGTACAGAGCCCAAAGGAATGGAACGGAGCGGCGACTTGAACTCCAGCAGCACAATTACGGCTTCATTGTCAATGGTCACGACTGTGAGCCCATCCGGGCTGAATCGATGGTGCGGGATGGCCCCTGCGACGCTGCCGCAGCTGTAGACGCGATCCACGCCGCACAACTCCTTCAAAATCACCACATGCAGGAATTCAAACAGATGCCCCCACTTGGTGGCAAGATTTCCCTGAAACGAGGACAGTCCGGTTTTCTGCTGCACGAGGTCCGCGATCGTATTAAAGGGAGAGTCACCCGTGATGGTTGCAATCTCACTGCCGCCAATGATGCCTTTGCGGAGCTGTAGCCACTCCTCAGACCCCTGGGCGGGTTGATGCTGATGCGCCCTCACAAACGCCCTGAGAATACTCCATTTCTTCTTTTGATGGTCTAAAGAAGTCATGGTTTCGTATATGATCAAATGAACACTTTGCAATCCGTATATAACAGGATACTCAATGACTTTAACTCTGGCCAAATCACTTTTTCGGAGTTGGAGGGTATCCTGGACAAGACCCGCCACTTCCAGCAGCGGGCCGCGGCGTGTCAGCAGCGCCGCCCTGACAAGTGGACCACCGTGACTGACAACAAGACCCACCGGTTCATCCTGCCGGTTGCCACGAATTCGTGCGATTTAAAGCAACTCCTGAATTTGCAAAAGCAGGAGCGGGCGCATGACCAGCTGGTTGATTTGAAAACGATGGGTGTACCAGGGGTACAGCCGTTCTATGCCACTATTGCGACATCCCCTCAGAGCATTCCGGAGTGTTTTATGTGGTTATCGGATGCCACACACAAGGAAGGGCTGTACATGTCGCCAGTCAAGAACGTTTATGTGCGGGTGAGACTGGCGGAACTGTGCTATTTAAAAGACCCGAAGCCGCACTACCCTGTGATCAAGAGCATCAAGTGCCGGTATGGTACGCTGGAAAACTGCAGACAGCACACCTTTCCCGAACGCACTTGCTCCTTTGTACACAAAGGCGAAGAATTCACGCGGATCGGCAGCGCATCTCGTTGCACGACCGTCCCTCGATTTGGTAACAAGGAGTACATTGCGAACGACATTCACAGCTTGACCCTGAGTGATATCAATACGCTGCTGATGCACAGTGTCGCAGACTTGTTTCTGGTGACGCTGTGGTACCGCGCCAACTACACTTCGAAAGTCTTTTTCTTTGAGGACATCGATAAATTCATTTAAAAGTGCATGGGAGAAAGAATATCATTAATATACTATAGGGAATGAATAGCTGCGACCTTGTCTTTGCGCTTCTGATTCTTGTGGTGGTGTTTATGTTTATTAGGCTGCGCAAAAGCAGCCACAAGAACTGCTCCAACAAGAAAGTGATGACCACAATTGATATGCAACAAATTTGTGGCCGGGCGTCTCCGAAAGCACTGCCAAAAACAACTAAAGCTCCAACGGTCAAGCAGGCGCCAGATTCACTTCAAGACAGCGACCCGAACTGGGTCAAGCCATTACCCCTTTATAACCTTTCCTTTGAGCAACGGATCATGCAAGAGTACCGCGATGCCATTGCAGCGGCTCAACCAACGCAAGCCAGGGCACAAGATCCCAACGATGCCATTTTGGAGAAAATCCAGCAGGTCCAGCGACGCGATCGCACTGCATTGGAACGCCGCAGCCACTGGTCTTCTGACCAGTTTCGGCCGTACATCGAAAATGAACTTCGCGAACAAGAGTCAAGGGTGTGGTGGGAAGTCGACCAGAGTGAGTAAAAGAGGGAATAAATGGATTATTTCGACAAGAAAGATTCTGAACTATTATATAGATGCTCACGGCCACCCAACCGGCCACTTGATGCGCAGCAAGCAAAGAATTAATTGTCAAATTCAACGAAGACTATCTCCTCTAATATATAGAATGTCTGCCAATACATCCTCTCCAGACGTTGTAAGCCTCCTGCAGCAAATCATTGAGCAAAATAAACAAATCCTGAGCAACAATGACGCGTTGGCCTCGAAGTTGGAGCAATACTCAAGCAGAGAAAAGGCCATGAGCATGTCAGAGGAGATCAAGCACGAGATCGTTCAAAAGATCCTCAATTCGCCCCTTAACGTTTCATTCATCCCTGACGCCCTTGAGTCACAGATTTATGAATGCGTATTGGACACCATTTTCAAGTACCTCCCTATTCTATAATGCAATGGCAACTCCAGCATTTTTTTTTGCGCCTTCTAAATAAGTTTTGGCGGGTAGCATATAGGAGAATGAGTGTAAATATTTATCAAAAAGAGTTTGCCATGCGGCTGGTGCAAGCGGTGAGCTCCTCCGTGGGGCGGCCGCTTCAGGAGCCTGAAATGGAGTATTTGCTCAGCGAACTGAAGAAAGAAGACACCAACAAGTTTGCATCCAGCCCATACTCCGAGGTGCTCAAGCTCCTCAGCCGTAAGTATACGGAACGCCTCCAAGCTCTGCAGTGCAAAGCGCCACTCGTGAACATGAAAGAGTACATGCTTAACGAGATGAACGATGTGCCACTGGGGGCTGCAAGCAACACTATGCAGCGCAACACTCGAATGGTACAAAGTGCGTTTGCGAGTGATGTCTCCGTATCCAATTTCTTTGGAATGCGCTCAATGAACGAGCTGATGCGCTTCATCAATCCGGAGCAAGCCAAGAAGTTTGCTACGGTGATCCTCAATTCGCAGAACCGCGTCATCGACTCCACTTCCAACACCTACTTCAAGTGGAATTACAGCAACTCCACCAACGTGGACCAGGGCTCCTTCAACTCTATCCACCTTATCCGAAACATTACAGCCATTCGCCTTTGTGATATTCGACTGCCACTGGCCGATGGTCTGGACACCGATACCAGGCGCGTGACAATGCTCATTGGCGAGTACTCGTCGACGGGCTCCATCGGGCCGAACAATCGCAACTATCACTTCATGTTTGGGGTAGAACGGGACAATAACTACGTCGAGCTCAAAACCTTTGGGTTCAACGATGGCTATTTCCGCTTCATTAGTCCCGCGAGTCTCAGTTCCCTCACCATTTCCTTCGCCAACCCGTTCAACCTGATCACTTTCGATCCGGATCGAACCACCTGTACTTTGGTGCAATCTGGGAAACAGACCGTGTTCCAGACCGCGATTGACCATCGACTGCTGACAGGTGACCTCGTGTTCCTGCGGGGCTTCACCACCCTCAACGACACCCGGCACTCTCTTTTGCTCTCCTCCATCAACACCGACAAAGGGCACGAAATCGTGCGTGTAAGTGACAATCAGTTCAGCATTGCCGTGGATTCGTCCGCGGTCAATGTGGCCGGACTAGGCACCGTGACCATCGCCCAGAATGACACCACTGTGACCGGCATTGGCACCAATTTCACCTCCCTTTTGACCACCTCTGACTACATCACCATTGGCCTGACTCAGTTCAAGGTGGTCTCCATTGCCAGTAATACTCAACTCACTGTGGAAGTGCCGTCGCCACGCCTCTATGCCAATTTCAACTGGTCCCGTAACAACCAATCCTCGGAGGCGCTGTACGCCATCTTGGACTCGAAGAGCTTCTTCATCCAAATGGAAATCGAGTTCTATGGTTGAGTGATGACTAAGCAATGTACTACCTAATATAAGTTTCATGTCCAGCGAGGAAGAGATCAGCACACAATTGGAAGAGCTGAAAGCGCTCTGCAATGCGCAACAAAGCATGCTGGATCACACCGGGGCTGTCCTGGTTTCGCAATACCAGGAAATGTACGACCGGCTAGACATTCTGGTGCAAAATGTGCTTACGGGGAAACTAGACAAGGCTGACTTCTTTGACGCAGTCATCAATGATCAGCCGTTCCAGGCGCTCAACCTTGCCAGTAACAAGGCCAATCGCGAGCACGTCAAAGTGCAGACGGTGTACTTCTGCAATTATAAGAAGATGCGGGCGCTGGAGAACAGTTTGATTGCCCGGACCATCCGAACACTGCGGCAGAACTCCAACGACTCTATAGATGAGCAACGTGAACGCCGGCACAACATTTTGTAAACATGACGCAGTGAATGCCAAAATATATGACGCAGTGAATGCCAAAATATATGACGCAGTGAATGCCAAAATATATGACGCAGTGAATGCCAAATTATATGACGCAGCGAATGCCAAATTATATGACGCAGCGAATGCCAAAATATATGACGCAGTGAATGCCAAAAATTAATATCCCTTTTTTTGGCTCTCCCGGCAATAGTATATGGAATGAAGACTACCGGCTTTGAGTTCTTCCCGTGCCATGACCGCAGTCATGCGCTTGGGCTGCTGCTCCAGAAAGTCGCTCAGGCTTTCCACGCGGTGACCAAGCAACTGCCGCATTTCGTTTGCGCCCACGCCGAAGACATTGCCCTCATTCAAGAATTGTATTGCATGTACCGAGGGAAGAGTATTGAGTTGTCCCTTCTCAAGGCTGCGCCAGACACTAGCACCATCACCGCCCAACAAATTGAGCGCGAACTCAAACCCAACACCGCACTCATCCTTTTAAGTTACCAAAACGTGTACACCGGCGCCTTACAACCTCTGGAATCCATCTTTCACGTAGCCAAAGAGCACCGCGTGCCGTTGCATGTGGACTTTGATACGGCGCCCGTGCAGTGGGACTGCGTCAACAGCGCCAGTGCCGCGCACTCCAGACAGTACTGGCTGTGCATGGAGACCCGGCTAGTGAACGGATACTGCCTGCGTGAGTTCTCACCCATTTTCACAGGGCCGCCGCCTGATGCAAAAAAAAATGTCAAACTGGCCCTTGCGCTGGGGAAACGTACTTCGCCCGGCGGCGTGGCCGAGTTTCTCAAAGTGTTTGACAAGAAGCAGCCGCCCGGCTGGCGTGTGCTTGAAACCAACTGCTGCGATCGCCTTTGGCTCATCGGCCCGTTTGAGCCAAAGGGAAAGCACATTGTAGTCCATGCCAAACACACATTTGCACTGGGCAACTCTGGCGCAGAGTTTCAGCCGGTGGCGCATCTACCACCGGGCTACACCGTGATCTTCAAGCCCGGGGCGTCCAAAGGAGATATTGCGGCATTCGTCAACTCGCTCATGAAGCCCGCTCGTCGATGATCTGCGTCAGCACCTTCATTTGAATGGCGTTGTTGTCCATATCGGCGACAAACATCAGCGGCAGGTTTTCATGCGCATAAATGTAGATGGTGTCCGAGACCAGCGCCGAGCTGATGGGCTTGACGTAGTCCAACCCAAACGTAATGCGAAAGGACTCATCATTCTTCAGCGTAGACACATACTTAATCTCTTTGGAGTTCTTGATGACGGTGTGCGTCTTGATCTTTTTGTCGCCACTGATATACTCAAACAAGAGCGGGTCATCCACGGAGTCCTGCCGAAGCGTTATACAGTCCGACAAACTCTTGATGTCTGTGATGCGCTTCTTGAAGTGCTTCGACGGCATCTCCAGCTTGATGGTAAAGTCATTTTCCATGTCAAAGTTGCAGGTATTGGCAAAGGTGCTGTACTCGCCGATCAACTGGACCCGATAATTGTCCTCGATGCCGTTGTCGTGCTGCAGCACTACCTCTAGGTAGTTGTGGATGGCATCCTTGTTGCTAAAGAAATAAATGCTGGTGTAGGACTTGTCAATTGTGCGCATGATCAGTTCCATGTTCGCAGACAAAATGCCAATGTCCAACTCCTGCTGACAATAATAATGGTTCATCTTGCTGCAATCAATGTGCACTTTCATGCGTGTGCGTTTGTGGTGGTCTTCGCACCAAATTAATATCTCTCTTTTTTTGAACACCAGGTGCACCTTCTCTACCGCCATGATTTTAAAGTATTGCCAGATTTTCTTAAAGAAGAGTGGGTTGTTGTACAGGAACTCAATGTGATTTTTGGGATCGGAGGGCTGGTTCACAATTCCGTATCGCGGCTGCGGTTTGCGCTCGGGGTATTTACGAGGGCGACCTGGCCCTCGTTTTTCATCTACTTGGTGCTCTTCATCACTCATTCCAAAAATATACTATACCCCCAATCTTTATATATATTCACTCGCGGTCTCGCAATCGGAACATCCACTCCTTTGTCCCCAAGAACATGTACAGGTTGCTCTCATTGGAAATGAATTTCTGCAAGATCTCAGTGAGGATTTCACTGAAGACTTTCTTTGGATTGGCCTCGAGTTTGCAATCCTTCACCTTCTCAAACAGCTCCTTGAGGAACATCCGAGAGTACATAGCCGCATTATAAAGGAAGGTGGAATAAAACTCTTCCAAAGGAACAGAGGAATCGGGCACAAAGTACTCCTTGTAGGTAAACTCAAAGTACTCCTTGTGCAATGTGCGGTTGAAGATGTCTACGTACTGCGCGTCGCTCATGATTTCCTTGAGCTCTTTGTTGCCGGCCCCGGGATTCTTCTTCAGTTTGCCTTCAAATGCGTCCATGACATCCAAGTAGATGTTGTTGCGCAGGAACTTGGGGTCAACAAGCGACCCACGCGCGGCGGTTTCCGGCTCGGGCTTCGCCTTCAGGAACCATTGGTTGGGTTCCATCAGGTGCTCGTTAAGGGCCCCAACGCGCGGTACTCTCCCCTTTAGAAAACGAAAGATGGGCTCTACCGCTGTCCTCCTCAGCACTACGTTTGGCGTTCTGGTGCGGCCTTGTTTATAGCTACCAAGGAACTTGGCGTATTTGGCGCTGAGGCACTGCAGTACCACAAACTTGTGCTGGTCAATGTCGTAGGTCTCCACAGAGAAGTCGTAGTTTTCTTTGGCTTCCAGCGGAATATATTCAATTGTGCGAAACACCTTGGCCATCTCTTCCGACACGCCCACGTTCTTGCGCGGCGGCTTACTGTGCAGCAGCCGATCAGTCTCGTACATGATGGGATTCTTGATTTTAGTATTGAGGATAATAACGCCAATCTGCAGAGACTTGGCCTCTTGCAGGAAGGCTTTCTTGTCCAGTATTTCTACTGCTCCTTGGGACAAACCGGCCCGCATCAATCGCGCAAGCTCATGCCACTCCAGTGCCGGGGTCAGGTGGGTAAGTCCAAAGGAGGTGATAAATGGGGACTGCGGCAAGGGCTCCTTCGCAGGATGAAGCCGGGTCAGCAGCCTAGTCTTGTCTTCATCCACAATCAAGTCCATGTGAAATGACAACTGCTTCGGCCCACCTTTAAAATGCTCTTTGACTTTCCCAATGAACAACACATAGATGTCAGCGTTGCGGGGTTCGTCCAGTAGCGCCCGAACGAACTGTAGTGCCTCGCAGATCGCATCAATGTTCTGGTTGGCAACCTCAAGGTCTTTGATTTTCGAAAGGAAGAGTTGAAAGTGCTGCGAAGCCACTTCATCGGCGGCGGTTTTGTCCATCTCGTGCCAGTCGTCGCGTGCCGCCACAAGCAATCCCAATACCTTCTTTTGAACACTGAAGAAGTTGGTCTTGTAGGTTTGGGTAAGGACGAGGTTGATGTCCTGGCTGTGCTCTGTACGCAAAAGAAAATCAAGCATGTCCTGGTTGATTTCAGTCAATTTGACCAGGTCCACAAAGTCGCCCGTCATTTCCAAAGCTTTGATGCGCTCCAGGTAGGAGTCGTACAGCGCGGCAAACTCCTGGGTGACACCTTCCCCAAAGACATTCCGGATTTTTTCATGAATGTCTACCAGTGACGAATGGCAGTGCCGCGCGGCCTTCAATTTTTTTTCAATCACGCTCATTGTTCTATGTAATCGGGCATATTTTTATGTGTCTTTGAGCTAATTCTTCTATAAGCATAGGTTGAACCCCACGACCTTAAATGCGGCATAGATGAGAACGCCAGTCAAGAACAAGGTCCACTCCATCACATGGTTCTCATTCCATCTTTTGCACTCCTCTGGCAAGTTTACTCGGAACAAGCCGGTCCGGGTCACTAGTGCGCTGGCTACATACGCAAATACAACGACAATCAGACCTGCGATGATGGCCCCCAATATCATGGTATATTTGGACAAAGATCTTACGTCAAATATATATTAAAAAAGACATGAAAGTTATGCGCCACAAGAGCGGCGACGGTTTCCTGTTTACAGATTTGAAAGGAAATACCATCAAAGACGCCAAGATCTTGGAGTATGCCAAGCGCCTTGTGATTCCGCCGGCCTACGATAACGTGACCATCTTCTACGAGAAGCAACCAAAGATTCTCTTTGAGGGCTATGACTCCAAAGGACGCAAGCAGCAGATCTACTCGCCACAATGGGTCAAGAAGACCACCAAGAAAAAATTCCAGATGCTCATCGAGTTCGGGCAGATGCTGCCACGTATCCATCATGACATCCAACAGTATATCAAGCAGAAGCGCGTGACCTATCACAAGTGCGTGGCTGTGGTCCTCAAGGTCATTTCCGTGTGCTACTTCCGGGTCGGCCACCTCAAGTACGAAAAGATGTATGGGTCGTACGGCATCAGCACACTCAAGAAGAAGCACCTGCAGTTCAGCGAGAATGGCCTGTCCATCGAGTTTATCGGCAAGAAAGCCCAGGTCAACCAATGCAAAATCACAGACCCAGTCCTCGTGGAGTTGCTGCACGATATGGCCAAAGACAAGAAGCCTGAAGAGTTTATCTTCAGTTATCGTGACACAGCCACCAAGGAAGAAGTGGTGATCACCGCGCTTCAAATCAACCAGTTCCTCAAAGAATACAACCCCAACTTTACCTCAAAAATGTTCCGTACCTTTGACACCAATACCATGTTTATTGACTACATGCGGGAGCTGGGCGATCCCCAGCGGCAGTCACTTGCGCAGCGAAAAAAAAATGTGGTCAGCGCCATGAAAGTCATCAGTGAAGCCGTGAACAACACCCCGGCGATTTGCAGAAAGAGCTATGCCAACCAAGACCTGATCGCACTGTACATCGAAAGCCCCCTGGCCTTCAAAAAAAAATTCTTCCAAAACAAGAGCAGTCGCCAGCTGTTTGTGGATTTCCTGATGAATTAAAGTGCCGGGTTATAGCAAACACTGGAAAAAAAGAAGAATTGTTATTCTTCTTTTTTGTTGTTCTTTTTTGTTGTTTTTTTTGTTCCTTTTTGTTGTTCCTTTTTGTTGTTTTTTTTGTTCCTTTTTGTTGTTCCTTTTTGTTGTTCTTTTTTGTTCCTTTTTGTTGTTCTTTTTGTTGTTCTTCTTTTGGTCTTTTTTGTTGTTATTTTTCTCTATTTCTTGTTCTATATTTTGATATTTTACACCTCAACATTCTCCTTGGAGCTCTTGAACTCTTCACGCTTGACCTTGTACTCGTCATACTGAGTGTCCAGTTCTGTGATAACTGCGTCGCGAATCGGGTCGAGGTTGCTCAGGATGATAAAGGCAGAAATGGCAGTCAGCACCACGCGCTGATTCACCGTCTTCACGTTGCGCGATTGAATTTCGACTTTGAGCAAGTTTCCCAACTTGATAAGAACCTCGGTGACCACCTCGCTGCACAACTGCTTGAAAGGAGTGCGAATATTGAGGGAGAAAGGTGAGGCGGTGGCGCCTTCCGTGGGAACAAACCCGGACAACTCCAACTTGACGACATCCACAATCTTGTTGATGTAACTAGAGAAGGGGTACTTCTTTTCGGTCTGCTCATCATCCTGGCGAAGTCCAGAATGAAGTTCGCCAGGATGAAGTTCGCCAGGATGAAGTTCATTCACATCCTCCTCTGTAGTGGATTCTGTGGTCTCCTGCTCAACATCCCGCTTTTGCTTCTTGGGGCCCCGGGTCTCCTGCGCCTTCTCGGTAATACTCTGATGGATGGACAGTTGGTACGACCGCAAGTTGCTGACGATGGGAAAGAGGCGAATCGAGTTGTCAAACAGGGTGACCAGTCCGGCCTGATCCACGTCGGGGTTGAGCTTGGCCACATACTCCACAAACTGCCGACGCAACTCTGTAAAGTCCATGGGAAACTTGGACACGGCATGGCTCGTGTTGAGCATTTTCTTGTCCGACAGTAAGCATTGCACGATCGACAAGAAGACCAGACTCTTGACAACTTTGTCTGTGAACATGGTGAGTTCGGCCTTGGAAACCTCACTGACGCGGGTCTTGTTGGACTTGACGAGGCGTCGAAAGAAACTATACTTGTCGGAGTCGGTCATTCCCGCAAGCGAAGAGTACACTGCGGTCTTATCGGCGTTGCGCACCTCAATGGTCTCTTTGAAATCGCTGTAGAAATTGCCATCGAGGGACAAGAGCAAAGTTTCCAACTCCGCGCGGTTCTCGCTAAGGCGCAACTCCGGGCGGAAGTTGCTCTGGAACTTCTTGATGCGCAGGCGGTCCTTCTCCGCCTTGCTTGCTTCCCACGCCTTCAGCTTCTCCTTCTCAAAGGTCTCCTTTTGCTCAGTCTGGAACTCCACATAGGCACTCTGGATGGCCTTTTTGCTATCTTCGCTCAGGCGCGAGAAGTCGTAGGTGTACTCGACAGTTTCGCCCTCTGTACGAGCCTTCTCTTGGCGGCACTCCTCGAGGTTCTTGATCAACGGGTAGATTCGGGGATCTAGCACCTCATTGATAATCAAACTTTCGCACTTGCTGATGGGCAAGTACACACCGCAGGACGCCTTGAGCGACTGGGTAAGTTTGTCTAGATCCACAGAGCGGCTCTTTTTTGTAACTTTCTCGACAGTCTCCGTCTTCGCGACCTTGACTTTCTTTTCCTTGGTTGGTGGTATAGAATCTACTGTTGCTACAGTTCCCATTTTTGCTTTCTTCAATTTGGGAGTTTTACTAATCACGCCGGGTGTTCGCTCAACTTGCATGCTGGTTATAATAATAAATGCGCGTTACCTTTATATCAAGTTTCGCAGGACCGCGCGGAGAAAAACAAAATCAAAAAAATAGTAAGCACCCTATGTGGGTGTAGATGGTGGAACTTGAAAAAAAAAAGACTTGCAAAACTTACACAGCATTAGTCGGAAATGTTGCTGGAGTACTGCTGAAACAGCATACTCTCCAGTGACTTTTTCTCGGGGATGATGCTGGCTTTCTCCGTGTCCAGCTCGGCATCTGGGTCTTCAGCAATGGGCTCTAATTCTGCACTATTTGTCGGTTGCTCAGGCTGCTGCTGCTTGGCGGTCACCTTCGCCAAGAACATCTCTGCCTCTTTCAATTTCGCGTCGTCCTTTGGAGGTTTTGGGGGACTTACTGGAGGCTGCGGCATTTGCGGCGACGACGGCATCTGCATATACTGCCGCATCATGGGCGGGATGACAGGAGCAATCGCACCCACAGGCTTGACGCAGTTACGCTGCATCACAAGGTAGGTGATGACAGCAATGAGAATCACAATCACGATAAAGAGCACGATTACAAGCCAGGCATAGGAACGTGGTGATGACGGCTCTGCCTGCTGCTCCTCCATGGTGCGCGACCCGAAATCATCCATGTCCATGGGCGGTGGGGCGAAGGAGTTTCGTGGCGGCTCAGCCATGTTGGGGGGTTTGCGTGGGAGTTTCGTCGAGGTGCGCCCACCAATGTTGGGAAGAATATTGATGTCGACCATTGTATATTCTTATTGCATAGATTTATATCTGTTGGGACATCAGGAGCCATTGAAAAAAAAATAATAATTATATTCTGTCGCCCGATGGGCTTAGAGTGTGTCCTCGCCCATCGGGCTTAGAAATGCGTATTAGAGTGCGTCCTCCACGTTGGAATGCATCTGGGACTGCTGGGCCTCCACGAACTTTTTGTTGATGATGATGTCGTTATAGGTGGTTCCAAGGCGCGGAATCTGCCCAAACAAGAATGGCCCGCTGATCCCGCCAATCTTCTTCTCCTTGATGCGCTCGATGGCCGCATCGCGAATGACCACGTTCGGCGCCTGGAAACTGATGCGCAATGACACGTTATTCTTTTCGCGGATACTCAGCCCGTTCTTCAGGATGCTGGTCATGGTACCCGAGAAGGTCATCTCGTCGGCGAACAGCGTTGAGTGCATGCGCACAACGTCGTCGGTCTTGAGCACACGGGCCAACTCCATGATGATCTTGTTCCGCGTAGCATCGATCCCAAACATCTCCTCGTACTCCTTTATACTATCTGTCTGCGTGCGGTATGGGTCCACATATGGATTCTCGAGGACCTCCTCAAGGTTGGTACCCAGCGTCTGGATCGCGTAGACGTGCTCGGTCTTGATGGACCCATCGGGCTGCTCAAACGACTTGGCGATGTTAAACACGGCGCAGTTCAGAATGCCCTTGACCCCACGAATCACCGTGTCCAAGATCTTGTCCATGATACCGCGCACATATCCGAGGTCGTAGCCCATGTTAGACTTGAGCATTCCTGTGCCCAGATATACCCGCATCACGACTTTGTCGGCCTTCTCCGGGGAGTACACAATGTAGGCCTTGGGGAACTTGAGGCGCAGTCGAATGACAATCGTCTCCAGCTTCATTACGTTGGTGATCAACTCTTCCTTGTTCAGCTCAAACCGCAAACACCACTTGCTCAGCGTAGGTTGCTGCAACCCCACGTTCCGCTTTTCGAACTCTTTGATCATTTGGGCCTCGTGTTTGTATTTGGGATGAACAGGCGTGTCGTAGGATTCGAAGAAGATCTGCGACACGGTCACAAATCGACGGAACTCCATCATCTCGATGTGGTTGGCAATGTTCTGCACCAGCCGCTTGTCTTTCTCATACTCCTCTTTAACCATGATGATCATGCACGGGTTCTTCATGTTCTTGGTGGGGCGCGCCCCCAAAATTTCTTTGATCCTGTCCGCCGTCGAGGTCTTGCTGCCACCTCCGCCCCCGGATCGGTGCTTGGAATCCAACGCATACTGAGTCAAAGGCTGCGACAGGCACTGCGCTGCAATGATCCCAATCGGCGTCCCAGGCTGCATCAGCGCGTTCTTCAGGGTGAACCGGATTTTCTTGATGATGATCTGCAGGATCCCGTTGCAGACCTTCTTGCGGGCCAGGTTCGCCGTGCACAAGTAGGTGCGAATGGCCACCTTGACAATTTCCAGTGTCGTATTGATGTACTCGGGAATCGCCGTTCCCTGCTCCTCCTGGATATGGTTGAGAAAGATATAGCCCAAACTCTGGCACAACTCCCGCACTTTCCGGATGGCAAAGACCGGGTCCAGCTCTTGGTCGGCGGGCTCAAAATCCATCATCAGCTCCTTGTAGTCCTGGAGCGTGCTCTCGATGATAAAGTAGGGGTTGATGGGCATCTGCATCTCTTTGGAGAAGAGGGCGGTGCCAAGATTGTTGTTCTCCACACGAAGGAAGATCTCGCGGTAGTACTGCCGGTCCTTGGTCAACTGCTCGAATTCCTCCTCTAGAATCTTTTTCACGTCGGCATTATGGAATTTTTTGGCAAACAGAGCCACTGTTGCCTTATAGTTCTTCTCAAAGTTTGCCGTGGTCTCATCCACTGAAATGAACTTGATCACTTCAGTCTTACGCGGATCAAATCCAGAGTCGCCATAGAGGATCTGTGCGACCTTCTGCTTCTTGGTGGCCATCAAACTGTTCGAAAGGATCATGGTTTCCATGTTCTTGACATTTTGGCGATTTTGTGCCCCGGAGACTGGCGTACTCAGCTGGTTGTTGATGGAGCCACCGCGGGACTCCGTGACAGCAAAGGGGAACACCGACGGGTCGATGCCCTCGCGGAACGAGTTCTCCACGTAGCCCAGGGACCGCGGGTCCAGATCATGCCGAAGGAAGTAAGGCGAGGTGCGGCCATTGCCATAATTGCGCACCATGCGCCGTCCATTGATGGTTTGCGCCCCCAACGCCGCATTAATCGCCACGAAATTGCTGATCTTTCCTTTGGAACCCGCAAAGATCATCCACGCCAGGTTGTTCTGTTTCAGATCCAACTCCTGGAAGATGTGCTTGACAAATTCATCACCAGCCGCAAGCATCTTGAGCTGCTGCTCCTCGAAGAAATCCTGGATGCTGCGCCCGTATGGAGTGACAAACTTGCGCTTGTTGAGTTCTTCAATCACATCGAAACTATTGCGCAAGATCTGAGCGATCGATTCCTTGATCTTGAGCAGGGTTTCATCGCTGATGAAGGTGTCCTTGATGCCCACGGTCACCCCGCGATGGATCAGGTAGCGCGCAATTGACTGATGAAAGTTATAGATGGTCAACAGCGACTCCTTTGCGCCGAGTTCACTTTTGATCACCTGGAACAACGACCCAATCTTTCCCTGGCCGATGGTGGACGAGTCCAAGATCCCAGACTCAATCACTCCGCGGTTGATGCGCACCTTGATCTCATCAGGGTCGTACTTGATGAAACTCTCGTACTGCGACATGTAGAACTTGGCCTTGCGCTCTGGATAGTTGATTTCCGGCAGGAACATGCTGATGATGTCGCGGCCAGTATACTGGCGGTTCCCTTCGAAATCGTAGCGCCGCCCCACCGGGTCCAAATGTCCCAAAATGTTCATACCGTGCCACTTGTTGATCCGCGTATCCTTTCGCGTGATTAGGGACGACCCCAGTAGAGCATCGAAATAGGCGCCAAACATGGGTGCGTGGTTCTGGTAGGAGATGAACCAGTTCCCAATCCAGGACATGCGCTCGATCTCGGTGCGGCTCTGGATGTTTTGTGCGGTCAGCAACATCATGGTGTCCCCATCAAAGTCCGCGTTGTAGCAGTTACACGCACTGACATTGATTCGAAAGGTCAGACCCTTGTCCATGACCTTGACGCGGTGCCCGCTGATGTTCGAAAAGAGCAGCGAGGGTGGGCGGTTCATCAGCACATAGTCCCCGTCAATTAAATCGCGGAAGATCGTGTCCCCATCCTGAAGCACATAGTTCTTGTCAAAGAACTCCACACTGTACATGTTGTCGCTGCCCTTCTTCTTGATTGCGGTACAGCCAGGGTAGATGTCGCGTCCATTGCGAAAGTAAAGCATAAGCTCGGCGCGGTTGGTCGCGTTGACGATCTCGGGGATATGCAGCGTCTTCGCCGTGGCCAATGGGATGCCCACCTCATCGATCTGAAGGTAGTTGTCCCCAGTGATGACGGAGCGCGCCGCATTGAAGACGCGCTTCCCCATCAGATTACCACGGATGCGCCCGGTCTTGCCCTTGTGACGGTCGGCCAGCGAGGTTGGTGCCTTGTTCGTGTTGGTGCTGAGCCGAACACTGCTGGAGGCCGTGCTGCCCCGGATCATTTCCGAATAGGTCAACTCAAACAGGTTGAAGTTGGCCTTCAGTTTGGCATCGAACTGGTCCTTGTCGGGAATCACCTTTGGCAACTGGTCGTTGATGTCCACAAGGTTGCGCACAAACTGGGTCATGTCGTTGTTATTCGAGCGGTTGCCAGCGCCCCCGATCCGGCGAATGTCCGGGCGAATCGTGTTGGGCGGCACTCGAATCGAACTGATGATCAGGTTGCGCGGATGGGCATTCGGGTCGGTCGAGACCTTGGCCACTGTTTCATCCGTCACTTTGTCAAAGATGAAGCGAATCTCGTGATTATAGATCTCATGCTGAACAATCTTGTTGTCCGCGTACTTGGTCTCCACGTTGAACACAAACGGGCGCTCCCGATCTTTGACAATCGGCAGGCGGATCGCCTCACAATCTGGCCATGGGCACTGCTTGACCTTTTTTGGGTTGCACAGCCGCACATACTCGTTCATGATGCTGCCTTGGGGTCCAGACAGTGTGGTCGTGGTCAACAGGCGTCCACACTTGGTGCAAATAATCTTTAGCCATTTCAGGATCTCGTCGCGAAACAACGGGTTCTTGAGCGGGTAATGTGCCTCAAGGTGCCCGGAATGACCAGGGCAAACATTCTTCTTGTTGCCACAGGCGCGGCAGTCCCACTTGATGTCCGTCGTTCCCATGTGCGGGTCGTAAATGCCATGCGGCTCTGGGCGATCCCCCTTAAATATCTCCTTGTTGTTGATTTGGACGCACGAGTCCTGACGGTTCTCCTCGTCCCCAAGAATGTAGTATTCTACAGTACCAATACGGGGAGTGTACAAATATTGTTCCATCTGATTCTTGTGTTCGATCCCCAGCATTGATTTTTTTATACCTGACGGAGAAACTATTCTATGAAATATATTAATTATTACGTTTAATTCGCTAAGTGATCTAAACTTATGTATCATGAAAGATAGTTTCATTTTTTTGGTCGATGCACCCGTCGCGGTCTAAACCCATAAAGCAATTTATATTACAAAGATTCCTTGCGCTAATTTGTGGAAGAAAAAAAAATGTCTTGTATCCATGAATATATGTCAACCAACGAGCTCGAGGACGTGTTTGTAAGAAAACCTCTGGTGGAGCGTTGCGCGCAGTGCAAAAGAAAGCTACGGCTGCATACGATCCGCGAATGCAAATGCGGCAAGAAATTCTGTGCGAAACACGCCATTTCCACTGAGCATGGCTGCACGTTCGACTACAAGAAGAACTGGGAGCAAACCCACGGACTGGTCAAGATCGATGCCAAGAAAATTGAACACATTTAAATTTAATATCCTGTAAATTGTAGATTGAGGTATGGCGTCCGACAAACGCGACTTTTCTGATTTCCTGGCGATGCCCGGCACCATTGAAGACGGCCAGTACAACTTTCCCGCCCTTTGGAACACTAACCAGAGTGGCAAGAAGATGAAGTGGCAGGTCTTTGTGCGCCTAATCAAGTACGATGGCGACAATGCCCCGCAGTACCGTTACGACTGGAACACCATGCAGGACGACGTAGTGCCAGTCACGCAGGGCTATTTGACGGGCGCCACGCCACTTCCGGGTAACACCATTGCACAATTCTGGACGGAGTCTGGGTTGGAAGGTGGCAAAGTAAAGCGCCATCCGCCATCGTATGGGTACCCGCGTAATGTAGGCCGCTCCAATGAGCGCAACACTCTGCAGCAGGCACTGGTTGAGTCCCGCGCGCTCTACCTGAGCAAGATCAACAAAGGGTACAGCATCAAGTCTACGCCTTCCGCCCCACCAACTCAGGCGCTGTACTTTCCGATGCTGGCCAAGGAGTTTTCCAAAGAGGAGGCCAAGGTCACCTACCCAGTGGGGGTGCAGCCCAAATTGAATGGGGTACGCTGCATGTCGTTTTACAATGCCAAAGAAAAGGGGGTGGTGATGTATTCGCGCCAACGCAAGATGTACCCGGCGAGCCCGTCGTTGGACGCGATCCGAGAGGAGCTGCGTCCAGTCCTACGGAATGTGGCGCGTGGGGTCTATCTGGATGGCGAGTTCTATGTGCACGGGCGCTCGCTGCAGGACATGAATGCGATTCGCAGCGAGGAGACCAAGGAAGCCATGGAGTACCATGTGTTTGACTTGTATGATCCAGCGGCGCCGGACATGCCATTTTCAGCGCGCTATGAACGATTAGCGGCGCTGTTCGAACGCAGCGACATTGTCAAGGTGGTGCCGATGCACATCGCGCGCACACCCAAGGAGAACGACAAGGTCTACAAACAGTACCTGAAGCAGCGGTACGAGGGGGTCATGATCCGCACCCTGGAGTCGCCCTATGTGACCGATGCCCAGCATGCCACCAGCAAACTGCGCACCCGCTTCCTTTTGAAACGTAAACCGATCCACTCGGCCGAGTTCCAGGTAGTGGGCTTTACTCCTGGGAAAAAGGGCAAGGATTTGCTGGCAGTGACCTGGATCTGCGCCACTGACCAGGGCAAGACCTTTCACGTGACCCCCAATATTCCCTACGAGGAGCGCGAGCGCATCCTGAAGGCCTGTCAGGCTGAAGAGGGAGCCGGGTTCAGTCGCCTGTACGAAGGGCGAATGATGACCGTGGAATTTCGCGACTCGTCCAACGATGGTATTCCATTGCAGGCCAAAGCGATTGCCTTCCGCGATATGCAGTGATTTTAATTGCAGTGAGCCATAAAAAAAGAGCCCTAGAAATTTAATAAATACTCGACATTTATTTTTTTGCTTAGGTATATTTCAGATGAGTTTCTACGGCGGCGGTGAATTTGAGTTTGTGCTGTGGATTGCCTTTGCCATGTATGCGGTCATACTCTACAGTGTTTATCTTTTGTCTAAAAAGTACTCTATTTCTTTTCTCGGACTTTCTGGGTTCACGGACCCTTATAATCAGCAATTGCGGTATCAGACCATGCTGAACTCCTCGAACGAGGGCCCCGGAACAAACCAAGATATTCTATGGCGCAATCTTGGAGACTACTAGACTTTGACAGGCTTTACAAAAAAAAATAAAATTGTTTATTTAAATCATTTTTTTTTAAAAACTTATTACTTGACAAATATATATAGTGATCATGGACCCCCAAACACTTTTGTATATCATTGTTGTTCTGGCTGCAGTCAGTTTGTATTATATTTATCAAATTGCTCAGAAATTAAACATTGCATCATTCGATGGTTCCGCCGGTGGACCAGCTAAGGGCCAAATCGAGTTTGATCATCGCGGATTCTTCCCGGGAGGCCCCGATGGCATTAGCTATAGTTACCCTCCGGACTATGATTACATGAACCAATTTTATAATGCCGACTTCTACATGGCAGATGGTCAAAAGAAAGCTATAGATGCGCAATATCATCTCCGTAATGGATCTTCCTTGCCCTACATTGCCCGGTTGAATACACCGGGCCTGGCTGCCTATCCTCAGGCCGACCAGAGATCCCAGTATGAGAATGTCATGGATGATGCATTCCGGGCTGGACAGTTTGGTGCAGTCAAGTGCGAAAATGGCCTTTGGGTAGCTAACAGTGCAGATTGCCAAGCTCCAGTCGCCGTTGCTCCACCCGCAGCACCCGCTGCCAATATGGCTGGCTTTGACAACTCTCAACTTTATAAATCCTTGGGAGGAATGTAGAAGTAGCAAAGTGGCAAAAAAAAAATGAAGGGGGTGTGCATTTACAATATTGTGCAATATTTTTTTTCAACGATAGGAGCGAGTTCCAAGATTCTGAATTTAGACAAAAGAGTTAAGGTATATAAAGAGGTATGGTGAAATGGGTACTGGGCATTCTCGCGATTGCAATCGCGATCTACTGCGTCATACTCTTCTTTAGGCGAGACAAGCGCTCTGCGGGACCAGACTCTATCGAGGATGACGATGACGCTCAATGTCTAAGCGAGGTGCAACAACTGGTCCGGGATATTGAACGGCAGCAGAAGGAGCTCTTGAATTAGAAGACCACCGGCTTGTACGCCGGGTACTGATCAATGTCCAGACTGGGAACGGAGCGCGCCGTGGCATCGGGGGCAACCGCTCGGTAGTTGGGGCGGCGCAACCCCAGCCAGTCATTGGGGCTGGTGTCATGGTCGAACACGGCGTGGTGAGCCGCAGTTGATGTAAATTTCTTTGTGTCTTTTGCAAACTGCAACTGGTCCTGCATCATATCACCACTCAAGGCCATCCCCTTTAGTACCTTGTCATAGTCCATTTTGGTTTGCGGGGCAGCCTCGACCCCGTCGAAGCCTTCGACATCATCAACTTTGGGTGGCGGTGATGCATGAGCTTTCTTCCAGCGGCTGCATGGCCGGTGGCAGCCTCCTTTGTGGAAATAGTTTTTGGCGACGCTGTCTACTCCGAAAGCCCAGATAACTGCAAAAGAAAGAACCGCTATGATGCTAAGTACGCTGCAAACGCTCATTAAATCATATTGCTCATTGCCATTGCTTGACATTTTCAGGTCTATATATACAATATCTTTAAAAAAAATACAAACTTATAATATATATTTTTTTTCTCATACAAATCCTCGTCGGCTATAAATCGCATCGGCTGAGATCTCCCTGTATCTGCCTTTGGAATTCCTGCAACTGCGCGGCACTGGGCTCGGTCGCAATTCGCATATATTTGTTGGCTTTTTCGCGCAAGTACTCAACGGTAATCTCGGCCTTGCACAATTGCTCGCACTGGAACTCGAGTTTGGCCCACTGCTCGCGAATAGCAGCGGCCGTCTTCTCAAGCTCCATGTCCAGCGAGCCGTGCACAACCTCCCGGAAGTCCTCGGCCATGAGTTTGACCTGGTCTGCTGCGGCCTTGATCTTTGCTTTGGATTCGTCCGAGGACGGCATAGATTTCAGGGCGTCCAAATCCAGGCGCTTGGCCACCAGCGCATGACACTGTTGCAGCGCCGATTCCTTTTTCTGGGCAATGTTTGTCGACTGCAAGATGCTTTTGATGCGCGCTAGGACCACTTTCTCTGTTTTCTGGAAGAAGCGCTTCTCAATCGACAGAATGGAGCGTGGCCCCACGGCATACTCGCGCTGCAGCGCCTTCAACTTTGCGCGGTCTTCCGCCCTTTTCAAATCCAAAGGGTAGCACCGGTCAATGTAACTGTGCATGGGCTGATGTAAGCGTTCGCGGGTGGCCTTCATCATTCCTCGCACCAACTCCTCCATACTGGAGCCTGCCTTTCCTTTGGGTTCTCCACAGCTTGTATCGAGAATCGCATTCAGCAGTGTCATGACTCTAGACCGATCCGGAAGCTTGATAAGCTTCGACACTTGACTGGCCGTCTTCTTGTATACGGCACCTACATTTTGGTACTTTGGTAGAAACTGCTGCACGTATCCCTCGAGGAACTTCACTGCTTGCTTCTTGAGGTACTCAAACTGCTTCTTTGGGTCTGGGTTTGGCACTGCAGGCGCAAAGCGCCTGTCATACATGATAAAGAGGACCAGCTGGCCAATGAGGGTCTTGACATAGTGGTGGACGTCGATCACCATCTCGGGATCCTCCATGGCCACCGAATACAACTCAATCCGGTCCCCTTGCGACAACACCTTCTGCACGCCGTTCAAATCATACTCCCAGTCGTACTTCTTAATAACCACATACTTGAACCGCTCCGTTGACTTTAACACAATTCCCTTCGCCTTCATCCGCTCAAAGAAGTTGAGGACGGCCACATTGTTCTTGTTGGGGTTGTAGCGGGCTGTCTTAACAAACAAGTGCATTTGGGACTTGTCCGTCCAGTTTGTCGTGCACACCTCCTTTAAACACAACTTCACCAGATCCATGACACTGAACAGATTCTCAATGTTCATCGACTCATCCAGGACCTTGCGCACGTGCACGTCCATGAAAGGGGTCGAGGTGCGCTTCTGAATTTCCAGACCCTTGATGAAGATCTTGGATTCAAAGTTGACCATGTTCTCATGGGGTCGCCCAAAGTACTTTTTCTTTGTCTGGAACATGGCGGGCATGAGTACTTCCTCATAGGCCATCTTGAGGAAATCCGTGCCGTTGTCCGCCTTGAGGAATGCGTTGACCTCGCCTTGGAGCGTGCGCGCCAGTTCAAAGGTGCGCTCAATCAGCGCCGTGCAGTACTGAACAACAGTCATCTGGTTGGAGTAGTACTGGCGGTCCAGATCGGCAAAATGGCGCGGCGCCATGGACAAGTACAACGAGTCCGTATCTCCGTAGTGCACCTTGCACCCTTGGCCCTCGACGAAACTGCGCGCCAGCAGCAAACTGTGCTGCCCCAGGGAGGTGATCCCCGATGAAATCTCTTTCATGTACATGGAAGACTCCTGGTTGCCGGATTCGCCATAGAAGGTATTCATCAACACTTTCAACGCTTTCTGCTTTGAGTCCCAGTAGTTGTAGCGCTGCTCACACTCCTCTATCTCTTCGGGGTCACCCTTGTCCAGGTGCAACTTTTCCAACTTCTCTTTGAGAGGATTGAGGAACTGCTTCTTCAGGCGACTGCGCTCGTTGAACAACTTGCGCAGGATATGCGGGAACAGCCCAAACTTGTAGTCTGGCCGGGTCTCGTCCAAGCAGTTTTCGTGTTGAATGCCATAGCCTACCACGGTTTCGCCCTGGATCTGGGTCTCGATGCGCTTGATCTTGTGCTTGTCGGCAAGTGCCGCGGCTTGCTCTGGGTCTGTGATCATGTATTCCGGCGACAAGTTGTAGCACATGATGATCGAGGGGTACAGACTACTGTAATCCAACCCCACAATGGGGTACTCGCTCCGCTCTTTGAAAAACTCCTGCACGCATGCCGGGGTATCTTCCTTGCACTCACCTAGGCGCTCCCACTCGGCAATCTCCTCCACCGTCACATCCTTCCACGCCTGGTACTTGTTGTAAGCTTCGGTCTCGGGCATGGTCTCGGCGATGTGCTTGCGCTGGCGCATGGTCAACTTTGGGATCACGGTTTCGGGCAACGGGTCAAAAACCAGCGCCCCACCATACTGCTGTCGACTGCCCACACGTTGTACCCGATCGGTGAACACAAAGCCACGGCGATTCCCCTCGGACATCACAAGATTGCGCACCTTCATACCGTCTGCGTTGTCAAAGGCATCTGCCAGTGACGTATAGGACAAGTGGGCAACTTCGCGGCGGTCCTTCACCACGAATCGCGCGAGCAGGAGTTCGTGTGTCTTTTGACAATCCACCACGCAGTAATGTGCGATTTGGGACATTTTCTGCCGCAGCGTTTCATCCAGCTTGCCACCAGACGCGAGGCACGCGGCGTACGTTTCAAACATTTCCGAAATGGGCATATCCAGCTTGGTACCCAGCGAATGCTTCTTGAGAAAGAAGTTCAAACTGTACTCCGAAGTCCGCGGGAACAGTTGCTGAAAGACCATCATGACGTCGGTATTGACAAAGGCACTGCTGGAGATGTAGTGGCCGGTTTGGTTGTTGCTGGCATCAATCTTGATGCGCACCTGAGTGTAGTTAAAGGAGGAATACGTGCCATCCGGCTGCTTGTTGCTGGCTTTGTCCCGCTTCAGCTTGATCTCCATCTTTTGAATCATATCCCCGAAGATGCGGTGCTGCGAGGCCCGTTGGAACACCCATGGATAATCGTAGTCATAGTTGTTGAAAGCCAGGATGATCGAGGGTCGCCACAACTTGAACAACTCCGCGAATGTCAGCAGTAAATCCTTTTCGTCAGTGCAGTGCACTGTGAGGAAGTCGGGGTGGCTGGCGCTCGGATGGTCTACCAGACAGACTCGTAGGAGCACCTCCTTGCTCCAATACCACTGGAAGGTGGCCCCGATCATAAAAATGCGGTCTTCCGCCCGACTGGGCGTTGGTAACGTCCCGGAAGGCGCATAGGTTTCAATATCCCACGCCATGGACATCGTGCGATCGTTCATCAGTTTTGGATTGTCCAGAATATCTCCGCGAAACGGCAAATAGTCTCCAATATCCAAACATAGCACCATCCCATCGATGTAGTGGTGATTCAGGTCCACCTCGTAGTTCTGCAGTGTCACCCAGTTGGAGAAGGTGGTCTGGTGCTGGCTGCAAACAGCGCGAAAGTACTTGGAGGTGCTGTCACTAAAGGTCTCGTATTGCTGGGCCCGCAAGTACTGGATGGCGTGGCGCCGCGCGAAGAGCGTGTCAAAGCTCAACTTGAGAAAGGAGGCCGGCGCATTGCAATAGCCAATGAAGGTCTTCTTCTCAGACAGGCCAACCTTGGTCGGCGCAGTCCGAAAGAACTTACCAGTCGGGTTCTGGCCCGTCGCCGCATGGTACTGCTCCTTTGTCAATGTATCGAGGCTTTTTTTGACCATGGCGGCCTCCTTCTTCTTCTCATTGGCGTTCTTCAATTTGATGTAGAAGAAGGGCTGGACACCGGTGAGAATGACAGTGGCATTTCGCCCATCCATCAGAGAGCCATTGACCACGATACGGTACCCGTAACTGTCATCCTGTCGAAAGTGGTCGTCGGTCACCGCGCACGGCATGAACATGAGCTCTTTGCGCTGGTTGATTTGGGCTTCAACCCCTTTGTAGTCCTCGGGGTATTGGTCCCGGACAAAGACCTCGCGATCAGGTAAAATGCGCGCCAGATCCTTCGACGGAATGACTTTTCCGTGGTACATGTTCCAAATATTATCTTCTTTGGGGTTTAATATTTAATCGAAGGCTGGATTCACTTTTCCACGCTAATAAGATTTAGGTCTCAATGGTGATCTTTTCCCCCGAACGCTGCGTGAACTTGAAGAAATTGTACACCCGGTCGCCAAAGAGGAGCGAAGAGAACCAGGGCAGCTTGAATTTATTGGTGATGTCGTGTACAAGGACGCCAAGCATTTCCTCCAACTGCTTACGCTCAACAATCAACCGCTTCTTTTCGCAGTGTGGTACGGTATCTGTCTTGGATTTATCCATGCAACTAATGTACATATTAGGAAAGCCCGCGGTGTTTCCGAACTCCACGTTCGTCCGCAAATCGAAGATGTCCCGCGAGATCGCCACAAGCTCCTTGCGGATTTCATCTGTCTTTAGGCCATGGAACCGGTGAATGAACAAGTCAAAGTCGTACAATGTTTCGTCGATGTCCAACAGAACGGCCTCCAGTTTGGCCTTGCGCGTGTCTTTCAGGTATTCCTTCACCTGACTCTCAAGTAGCGCGAGGTCTTTACTGAGGTACCCGCGAAACGCGGCTGGAATATCCTGCGTGGACTTGAGGTGAATGCCGAACGCCCGGTCCAGTAGTTTCTCTTCATAGGTCTTCTCGTAGAACTCGTATACGTACTTGGCCACTGTTTCCGCGATACTGCCATGATCGAGCTCAAAACTGGCCTTGATTTTCTTTCGCAGAGTAGTGTTTCGCTCGCGGTAAAAGTAGCTGATGTATTCGATGAGGACCAGGTCGTACAGGTAGTAGCGATAGGTATCATTGTAGATGTTCTGGGTGCGCAGGTCTTCTTTATGGGTGTAGTTGTATCGAAAGAGGGTAAGATTTACTTCGTCGGGGTCATAGAGCAGCTCTGCGGGCGACGCGTCAACCTTCAGTTTGGCCATGTCATGCGCCGGGCCAAAGTACCAAAACAAATTGTTGCACATCAGCCCAATACTCTTACCCTTTTGATTGGGTAGAACCAGGACCCGCTGAATGTCAATCAGTTTGTGTACCTCGGGTGGGTCTTTCTTCATGAAGAACTGGTTGTATTGCCGGATGAACTCCAGCAAGGCCGTTGCGCTGCACTCAAATTTGGACGAGTTCCGAATCAGGGGTTCGTAGATCATAGCAAGCCCTGGCTCGCGGTGCATTTCAAAGGCGTGCAGAGGCAGGTATAGTGGGGAAGCGCGCCAGGCAACCTCCACGCCGTAGCATTTGTTGTTCTTGTTCATGTAATATTTCACGATTTTGGACTTGGAGTCGCTGCTCAGGAACTCTTTGATGGAGTAGAGGTTGTAAGACTCTTCCTGTTCGCGTTTCTTGCTGTCTAGCATGTCCGCGATAGTCGACAGCGCGTCATCCATGTGGTTAAAGATCTTCTTCTCTATCATTCGAGTGCGAAAGTATACCGCGGGGTTCATTAAAAAGATGGGATAGAGCTGGTCTCCTTTTTCCATGACAAAGATATGGCGCAGTTCATGGGTAAGCAAATCCGCCGATGTGTTGATGTACGGCATAACCTCCATTTTCATTTGGTGGCCGGTGGAGTCCCGGTCGACGAATTTGACTATGTTGATGTCAAAGTAGAAATAGAGGATATCGGCAATGATATCGTTCCAGGGCAGCGCATCTGACACGATCCCGTCGCCTTCAAACGCCCGTATGCACGTCGCAATGAACTCCTTTTCGTCTTTGAAATGGGAGAGGATGTGTCCGGCTAGGATCATCTTGAACATGCCGGGGCTCTTCTCCAGTTTCACCTTGCACATGTCGAGGAATTGACGCACGGTCAACTCCATGCTGAGCAGGACAATTTCCAACAGGGCCGTATTTGCAATGCCACGGACCGCCTGGTTGCACCCATAGATGTAGAACTTGCCATTTTCAGAGCCACTATCCCCGAACAACAACAGGTCCAGGCTGTTTTCGGGCAATGCCGCGATGCGGCCCTCAGCAATGTCTTTGCCGTACTGCATGACATACTTGGTGTCCTGCAAGATCTTGTTTGGTTCGAACACATGCTCCTTGATGCAGGCTTCGTAGATCTTCTTTCGCGAGGACTCCTCGGTGTTCTTTGTATCGAAATTCGTTTTCTTGCAGCATGGAATGCAGTACCCTTTGGGATGTTTACCAGTGATAAAGGAGAGATTGGGGTGTTTGGGGTTCGGGCAACTATAGTAGGCCTCCTGCT